ATGCTTTCTGACGCGAAAATCCGCAACGCGAAGCCCCGCGACAAGCCCTTCAAACTGAACGACTCATCCGGCCTGTACCTGTTCGTTGCGACGAGCGGCACGAAGTCATGGCGGTTCGACTATCAGTTCGCCGGCAAGCGCGGCACGCTGACCTTCGGCAAATACCCCCACATCACAATCCGCGATGCGCGCGACAAGGCAGATGACGCCCGCGGACGTCTCGAGCGCGGCCAGTCGCCCAAGATCACCACCGACACGATCACGTTCGACGACCTGGCCGACCAATGGTTGAAGGCGCAGCGCGCGGCATGGAGTGATCGGCACCACCGCATCACGAGCACGCGCATCAAGAAATATTTGCGCAAGCCGTTCGGTCATCGAAACCCGAACGACATCACACCGCAGGAAATCCTGACGGAAATTCGCAAAATCGAGAATCGTGGTGCGATCTATCTCGCGAAGGTGATCAACAACTTCATGTCGCGCATCCTGCGTTTCGGCATCCCCGAGGGACTGGTCGCGCGCGATACGGCGGGGGAAATCGTTGGCGCACTGAGCGCGCCGCGTCCGGTTCAGCACCGCGCGAAGATCGCAGCCGCAGAGATCCCGGCGCTGATCGGCAAGATGCGCGAGTATGATTTCGACCAGGAGACGCGCGACGCGATGCTGTTGACGATCCTTACCGTGGCACGCACCTCCGAGACGCGCTTCGCGCATGATGACGAGTTCGAAGGACTGGACGGCGACAATCCGATCTGGCGCCTTCCGCCTGCTCGCATGAAGATGCGCAACGAGCATCTGGTGCCGTTGTCGCCCGATGCGGTCGAGATCGTGAAACGGCGGCGCGGTCGCGGGTTGCTGTTCGCGAGTAACACGGTGAGCGGCGTCATCAGCGAGAACACGATGCTCTACGGGTTGTATCGGCTCGGATATCATGGGCGCGCGACGGTTCACGGGTTCCGCGGCGCATTCTCGACCGCTGCGAACGAAGCGGAGTGGAATGCGGACTGGGTCGAATATTGCCTCGCCCATGTTGAAGAGAAGAAAAGCCGGAAGGCTTATAATTCGGCGCTCTACCTGAAGCAGCGTCGCAGGCTGCTCGAATGGTGGGCGGATGTGGTGTTCGGAAGAAAGCCCGCCGATCCTTCGACCGACGGGCTCTGACGATTCTGTTGGGGGTTTGGGTTAGGCACCTTTGCGCATGTCATCCTCCATCGAATGTAGTTTTCGTGTTGCCATACGACCCTAGATGATTCTCCCTTGATTGTCACGCGAAACGTGAGTATCTCACCAACGACGTGATTCAATGGAGCGGACCACATGGCGGTCGATGAAGAATTCTGGCGCTTGCCGACGGTACTGAAGGTTACGGGCCTGTCGCGCGCTCAGATTTATCGTCGGATCAACGACGGTTCGTTTCCCAAGGCGAAGTCGTATCGGGGCGGCGGTCGTACCGTGTTCTGGTTGTCGTCCGATATCCGCAACTGGCAGCAGGAAGAGCTTGCGGCGTGCTGACGTTCGGTTCGGCATGTTCGGGTATTGAAGCGGCGTCCGTCGCGTGGCTTCCATTGGGGTGGCGCTGCGAATGGGTCGCCGAGATCGATAAGGACGCTTCGGCGCTGCTCGCATATCGTTACCCCGACGTGCCGAACCTGGGGGATATGACGCTGATCCCCGGTCTGATCGAACATGATCTGGTCGCGGCGCCGGACGTGTTTGTGGCGGGCACGCCGTGCTTCGCCGCAGGGACGTTTGTGACGACACCCGATGGGCTGCGACCAATTGAAGATATCCGAGTCGGTGATTTGGTGCTTACGCATCAGCGTCGCTGGCGGCGGGTGTTGCGCGTAGGCTCAAAGTTTACGTCAGAGACGATTGTCGTCAAAGGGCAAGGTCATCCGGGGTTGTTGACGACTCCAGAGCATCCGTTTTGGGCGTGCGAGAAGAATGGGTTCGCGACTCGGCGAAATGGCAGGTCGGTTTGGGACACCTGGATTGAGGGGCCATCATGGGTCGAAGCGAAGGATTTGCGGGGCAAGCATTGGGCGTCTGTCGCAGCCTTCCCCGATACATCCATTCCCCCAATCGTTTGCAACGGGAATGAACGGGCGTCAGCACCTTTCAATGAGGATTTCTTCTGGTTGATAGGTGCGTTCGTCGGTGACGGTTGGACCCGAATGACAGATCGACGTTCGTACATCTTATACGGCGTCAATGCCGCTAAGGCTAAATTGATAATTGAACGGGCCGAAGCGATCGGTTGGCACGTCACCGAGACGGAAACGAGGACAGGTGTCCGGTTGCAGATTTGTGTGTCGGCCGCAGCACGGTGGATTCGCGAACAATTTGGTCACGGTGCCGATGGAAAGCGCATTCCGGGATGGTTGTTCGGCATTCCCAGACACCTTCGTCGCGCGTGGCTCGACGGATATATTGCAATGGATGGAACAGCGAATTCCAGTGTTCGAGGGCATCGGATCGCCACGATCAATCGCGAACTCGCAATCGGAACGCGCATGGTGGCAAATTCGCTCGGCCACGCGAGCAGCATCGACCATATCCAACCGAACCGTTCAAAATGTATCATCGAAGGCCGCACGGTCAACGAGCGAGCTTACTACACGGTGACGATATCGAATTCGAACAGGTCATCGTTTGAGCGTGACAATATGCGCTTCGGATGCGTCCGTAGCGTCGAACCTGGCCCACCGACCCAAGTATTCAATCTCGAGGTCGAGGAAGACAACTCCTACTGCGCAGACGGTTTCGTAGTCCATAACTCCCAAGGATTTTCGCTCGCGGGACTGCGCGGCGGCATGTCCGACCCCCGAGGACGCCTCACCCTTACCTATGTGGAGATCGTCGATGCACTCGACAGTAAACGCCGCGAGCGCGGCGAGCCACCCGTCATTGCAGTATGGGAAAATGTACCCGGCGCACTCAGCATGCCAGACAACTCGTTTGGATCCTTTCTCGCGGCTCTCGCCGGCGACGATGTCGCTCTGGAACCGGGTGAACGACCTGCAACGGGCAAGGACAGCCAGTTCTGGAAGTGGGATCGCAAAACACAGCAGCATCGTCCAAAGTGGCCGGTGTCAGGTGTTGTTGCTGGACCCGAAAGATCAGTCGCGTGGATCGTTAGGGACGCTCAATATTATGGACTGGCACAGCGACGCCGTCGTGTGTTCGTTGTCGCAAGTGCTCGTGCGGACTTCGATCCCGGAGAGGTTCTACTTGAGTTGGATTGCGTGCGCCGGGATTTTGCGCCGAGCCGCGAAGCGGGGGAAAGTGTTGCCCATGATGTTGCACCGTGCCTTACAGGCAGTGGCAGTGGCAGGGGCATCGAGCGCACCGGAGATACCCGCGGCCAAGACTGCGTCGTCGCCGTTGCAGGATCTGATCGGGTAAGGTGGCCCGCTGAGATCGCGCCAACGCTCAACGCGCATTTCGGCACGAAGATGGGTCTCGAAGATCAACATATAGCGGGGGGGGGAGGTCTTTTCGTTCCCGCCACCCGTATCGCTCTGCCTCAATGCGGGAGCGATGGGGCGACAGGACGCCGAGACGGAGACGCTGATTCCTATTATCGGAGCCGTCTTCGATGATGCTCAGTTGCCCATAGCCTTCACCGCCAAAGTCTTTGGCGGTGATGCGAGCGTCGATCTCTTCCCCACCCTGCGCGCCGGCCAGTTCGACGGGTCACATGCGAATGGCGGGGTAATGCCTGCTGTGGCATATTCCATTATGCCGCTGTTCATCGGCAAGGACTTCAAAGCGCGCGAAACCGATATATCGCAGCCATTAATGGCTGCGGGGCCGGTCGGTGGCAACCAAGGCGGCGATTACATCGTGCAGCCCGCTTATGCAGTCGCGCTGCGCGGTCGGGAAGGTGGCGCAACGGCGGAACTCGGTGACGAAGTGGCGTTCACCCTGCGAACTGGCGGCGGCGGCGGTGATAAACCGCATGTTCTAGCGTCGGTCGAACCCCTCATCATTCGATGCGGCTGCGGCGCACAGTTTCGTGGCGAGATCAGCGATATCTGCTCGGAATGCGGCACGATACGCGATGCCCAAGTCACTTATCCTGTCTCGCGCGGTGGCGCACCCGAAGTCATCCCCTTCGACACGACACAGATCACATCGAAATATAATTACAGCCACCCCAAGGCGGGTGACCCGTGTCACCCGCTTGCTGCCTCGGCGCATCCGCCCGCGGTATGCGTCACGGAACCCGTGACGCATACCCTGACGAGCGAGGGATTTGACGCGAGTGAAGATGGCACGGGCCGAGGCAACCCCATCGTCTGTCACGGATCGCAAGACCCCGTAACATCGGACAACCTCGCCCTCCCCGTTCAGCGCAACAACGGGCTCGAGAATGACATTCTCGAGCCGCCGAGCAAGGCCGTGCGTCGATTGATGCCGCCAGAATGCGAACGACTTCAGGGATTCCCCGACGGCTACACGCGCATCCCGGTTCGCCACTACAAGCGAAAGAAAATCACCAAAACGCGCCCCGAGGATTATTGGGAACCCGACCCGAAGGACGGTTGGTGGCTGATGACCGCCGACAGCGTCCGCTACAAGCAACTCGGGAACTCGATGCCCGTGCCCGTGATGTTTTGGATCGGCCAACGAATCACGCGAAACGTGCTTCAACACTCGCTCGACGGGATAATCGGATGACCGACTTCGACGAGCTCATCGGCGTCGCGGCGCAGCCCGCACCTCCCCTGACCGACTCCAGCGATCGCCAACGCGCTGCCGCGCTACGTGCCGCGGCGAGCGGCGCAACATTTGTCCAGCTGCGCGATCTCAAGCGACCGGTGACCGCCAGCTTCCTCGCTTCCGTGTTCGACATGGACCCGGCAACGATCAAGAAGCGCCTCCTGCCGCTCGAACCTCTGGCGCAGGTCGGCGGGCGACAGGTCGTGGTGTGGGACTTCAAGGAAGCCGCGGCGTATCTCGTCGAACCGAAGATCGACCTTGAGAAATATATCGCCTCGCTCGACTTCAAGAAACTGCCCCATCACATCAACAAGGTCTTCTGGGACGCGAAGCGCTCGAAGCTGAAATACCTCCACGAAGCCGGCGAAGCATGGATGACGTCGGACGTGCTCGAGGTGTTCGGCCGCGCCTTCATGACGATCAAGGACCAAACGCAGTTGTTCGTCGAGACGATGCGCGAGCGCGGGAAACTCACCGACGAGCAGATGACGTTGTTCGAGTCCCTAGTCGACGGGTTTCAGGCGGATCTGCACTCGAAACTGGTCGAGGCGCCGCGGTTGCATCAGACGCAGTCGGTCGCGGGGCAGGATCGGGATTTGGATGAGGGAGTGGAGGGGTGAGTTGGGGACGCCTGCTCATCGGTGATTGCGTCGAACAGTTGCGCACGCTGCCTGATCGGTGTGTTCAGACGTGCGTGACGTCGCCGCCATATTTCGGCCTGCGCGACTATGGTGTCGACGGTCAGATTGGTCTCGAGGCGACGCCCGATGAGTTTGTCGCTGCCATGGTTGTTGTGTTCCGTGAAGTCTGGCGCGTGCTGCGCGATGATGGAACGCTCTGGCTGAATTTGGGCGATAGTTATGCTGCAAATCGCACCTACCAAGTCGAGCAGACGAAAGGTGGACCGAAGCATGGCACAGCACAGGCAGTAAGAGGTCGCGGACAGCGCGCATCCGAATATGGCCTCAAACCTAAAGACCTAATCGGCATCCCGTGGCGCGTCGCTTTCGCGCTTCAAGCCGATGGTTGGTTTCTGCGTCAGGACATCATCTGGTCGAAACCAAACCCGATGCCGGAATCGGTTCGCGACCGCTGCACGCGATCTCACGAATATATCTTCATGCTCTCGAAACGCGCCCGATACTATTATGATTCTGACGCGATAAAAAATCCCCCATCTCAGGCGCTGCTCGATCAAATTCGCGATGGTTACAATGGGATCGACACGAAGAATTTCGGCGAGGCGCGCGCAGTCGGCATCTGGCACGAAGTCACGAATCATCGAAAGTGCACGCAAGAAGCTCGACAAGCAACGCGGTCACGGTCGTCGTCACGCAGGGTTCAACGATCGATGGGACGCTATGTCGCGATCAGAGCAACAGATGCTCGGATCGAACAAGCGATCCGTTTGGAATGTCAGCCCGAAACCCTTCAAGGGCGCACATTTCGCCACCTTCCCAGTCGACCTGATCGAACCCTGCATTCTCGCAGGAAGCCGCGTCGGTGACGTCGTTCTCGATCCATTCATGGGCGCTGGCACAACGGCTTGCGCAGCCGTCAAGAACTTGCGCCGCTGGATCGGCTGCGAACTCAATCCCGACTACGCGCAAATCGCGACCGAACGAATCAACGCTTTCCCATTCCCCGGCGCGTTGTCCCACCCTCTCGCGTGGGACGCCGTAGCATGACCTTCATCACCCTCGAAGACATGATCGTCGCGACCGCCGAGGCAGTCCGTCCCCCGGAACGCCTGTCGATCAGCGAAGGCGCGCGCCGCACGCATTATGTGAATCTACCCGGCACGCACGTTGGTTACTTCGACTATGACAAGACTCCTTACCTGATCGAACCGCAGGACGAACTGTCCAGCCTTCAGTTCACGGGCCAAATCTATGTCGGCCCGGCGCGCGGCGGCAAATCGGCCGGCGCGATCAACTGGCTCGCGAGCAGCGCGCGATACGATCCTGCCGACATGATGTTCATCCACATGACTCAGGCGACTGCTCGCGACTGGTCGATCGGCGATCTCGGTCGCGCGATCCGCTACTCACCGGAAATCGCCCGCCGCATGACGCCCGGCAGGCAGAACGACAACGTCTTCGACAAGCGGTTCCTGTCGGGGATGCGGCTGCTCATCAAATGGCCGACCATCACCGAATTGTCGGGTAAGACGATCCCGCGTCTGTGGCTGTTCGATTATGACCGTATGCCGCAGGACATCGACGGTGAAGGCAACCCGTTCGACCTAGCGCGGAAGCGCGCGCAGACCTTCAAGCGGTTCGGCATGTGCGCCGCCGAAGGCTCGCCGGGCTTCATCATCGAAGATCCGAAATGGCTCCCTTCAACGCCGCACGAAGCACCGCCGACCAAGGGAATCCTGTCGCTCTACAACCGCGGCGACCGACGGCGCTGGTATTGGAGGTGCGTCAAGTGCCGTGAACCGTTCGAGGGTGACTTCAAGAATTTCGTCTGGCCCGATTCCGCCGATCTGCTCGACGCTGCGGAACAGGTTCGACTTCTCTGCCCGTCGTGTGAGTTCCCTCACGAGCATGAGATGAAATACGAGCTCAACCTTGGCGGGAAATGGATCAAGGAGGGGCAGGTCTGGCTTCCCGACGGCACGGTCGGCGGTGTCGCGCGTCGCAGCACCATCGCCTCATTCTGGCAGAAGGGGCCATCAGCTGCTTTCGCGACATGGACTGAACTGGTGTTCAAATTCTTGCAGGCACAGCAGGAATATGAGGCGACCGGTAGCGAAGAGGCGCTGAAAACGACGACCAACGTCGACCAGGGTCTGCCGTACATGATGAAGGCGACCGAAGCAGGTCGCCTGCCGGAAGAATTGAAGCAGCGCGCAGAGGATTGGGGCGGATCAGCCGAAGCGCCCGTCGTGCCTCATGGTGGCCGTTTCCTTGTCAAGACCGTCGACGTGCAGGCACGCGCGTTCGTCGTACAGACGCATTCGGTCGACGAATACGGCGACATCGCGATCATCGAAATGAAGAAGATCCGTCGTTCCGTCGTTGCCGACGAGAACGGAGAATGGCAGACGATCGACCCTGCATCGCGACCCGAAGACTGGGACGTGCTGATAGAGGAACTGCATCAAACCTATCCGCTCGCAGACGGATCGGGGATGCGGATGCGGATCAAGATCATGGGATGCGACTCCGGTGGTCGCGAAGGCGTGACGGCCAACGCCTATAATTTCTGGCGCAAGCTGCGCGACCGCGGCGATGGCGAGCATCTGCGGTTCCATCTGATCAAGGGCGATGCGTCGAAGTCCGCACCGCGCATCAGCACCATCTACCCCGACAGCGGTCGCAAGGATCGCTTCGTCAACGCGCGCGGCGAGATTCCGGTGCAGCGCGTCAACACCGATATCGTCAAGGATATGGCCTATGCGATGCTCGGCCGCACCGATCCGGGCGGCCGCGTCCGGTTCCCGCTGTGGGCCGAAGAATGGCTCTACAAGCAGCTGACCACCGAAATCAAAACCGCGAAGGGCTGGGAAAATCTCAGCCGGCGCCGCAACGAGGCGTGGGATTTGCTCGTCTACACGATCGCGCTCTGCCTGCATCGCACGGTGAATCTCGAGCGCATCGATTGGGACAATCCGCCCACATGGGCGCGCGACTGGGATGAGAACGACATGGTGTTCAATCCCTATGTCGAAGACGACGATTCCGCGCCCGACACCGCGCCGTCACTGGCCGATCTTGCATCGCGTCTCGCTTAGTCACTTTATACGTGACAATGCACCTCCAAACATGCTAGAGTCACGTATCGCTTGATTCTATGTCGCGTCGATGGCATTTCGCGAGCCAGTTCGAACTGGGAACGCGATGACCGACGCAGAACTTCTTGCCGAAGCGAAAACCGCATATCACGCCCTGATGACGGGGCGCAGCGTCGTCGAGGCTCGCGACCAGAACGGCGAAATGGTTCGCTACGGCATCGCGAACGCGGGACGACTCGCAGCCTACATCGACCAACTCGAACGCAAGATTGACCCGACCAAGGCATCCGGCCCCATGAGGCTGATCGGATGAGCCTGTCGGAATTCGACGATCTGATCGGCGTCCCCTCCCCGCCGCCGTCAGCGTCACCGCCGCCGCAGGTGCTGGTCCCTTCCAGCGGCGGCGGTGACATGGCGATGGGTGGGTTCGAAGGCGCTGACCAGTTCGATCGCACCCTGTCGCTGTGGTCGCCCCCGCTTCAATCCGCCGATGCCGACATTCTTCCCGACAAGGACGTCGGCGATGGTCGCATCCGCGCGCTGCTGAACGACGACGCCTATATTCAGGGTGTCGCGCGGCTGCGCAAAGACAATGTCGTCGGCCATCAGTTCTTGCTGAACGCGCGACCCTCGATCGGCTACCTGAATCGCGAAGCGCGTCGCAAGGGTATGCCCGCGACGTTCGACGAGAATTGGGAAGAAGAGTTTCAGGAGGAAGTCGAGGAACTGTTCGATCTGTGGGCCGAAAGCCCCGACAATTGGGTCGACAGCAAGCGTCAGAACAGTTTCACCGAAATGGTCCGCCTGATGATCGGCGTCCACCTGGCAGGCGGCGAAGTGCTCGCCACCGCCGAGTGGGACCGGGAAGGCTTTGGAGAATTCAAGACGGTCATCAACCTGATCGATCTTGACCGGCTGTCGACCGACCCTGATCACCGCAATGACAAGATGGTCCGTGCAGGTGTTCGTTTCGACAGCCGCGGTCGTCCCGTCGCGTATCAGATCCGCGAAGGTCATCCGAGCGACGTCCAGTGGACGTATCTGTATGACCTGCCGCGCTGGCGCGAGCATCCGATCCGCACCAAATGGGGTCGGCTGCAGGTTCTGCATATCAAGGAAGATATGCGCGTCGACCAGACGCGCGGCTTCTCGGATCTCATGTCGACGATCAAACCGTCGAAAATGGGTCACAGGCTGCGCGACGTGGCGTTGCAGCAGCAGGTTCTGCAGTCGCTCTACGCCGGCGCGATCACGTCGGAACTTCCTGCCGAACAGGTGTTCGCGCAGCTTGGCGGCGGCGAGATCAGCCCCGACGCCGTCGCGAAGGCGATCAACAGCTACGCGACCGGCTACCTCGGACAGATCGAGCAATATGTCGGGAACAGCCGCGCGCTGCAGATGGACGGCGCGCGCGTCCCCCATCTGTTTCCGGGCACCAAGTTTGAGCTCATGTCACCCGGCAAGGGTGGCGTCGTCGGCACGGACTTCGAACGATCACTGAACATGTATCAGTCGGTCGCGGCAGGTGTGTCCTACGAACAGTTCACCCACGACTATTCGAAGACGAATTATTCGTCGGCGCGCGCCGGCGAAGGCAACACCTGGAAGTTCATGCAGGCGCTCAAGCGCCTCATTGCCGAGCGCGCCGCGAACAGCGTCTATCGCCTGTTCCTCGAGGAAGGGGTCAACCAGAATAAGTTGACCACGTTCCCGAAGGCCAAGGCAGGACTTCTCTACACTGACGCGGGCCGCGATGGTCGCCTCAACATGGCGTTCTCGGCGCTGGCGCGCGCGGACTGGATCGGCGCGGCGCGCGGCCAGATCGACGAGCTAAAGGAAACCGAAGCCGCGATCCTGCGCATCGATAACGGACTCTCCACGCGCGAAGAGGAACTGGCGCGGCTCGGCAAGGACTGGCGCCGCGTCTACCGCCAGCGCGCCCGCGAGAAGCGCGAGGAAGAACGTCTCGGGCTCACATTCGGCGATCACGCCATGAACGGTGCCGCGCGCACCGAACCCCAATCACAGAGCGAAGAGGAATCCGCACCATGAATCCGCTCCTGACGCGGTTCGCGAACGAACCCGCGCTGATCAATCCTGAAATGCTCGGTCTCGTGCAGGGCAACCTGGTCGAAGCCGCGAAGATCGACCTGTCCCGCGCGGTCGATCTGGCGAGCGATGATGATGATTTCTGGCCGCAGCCCGACAGTTGGGCCGCGCGCTATCGCCCATATGTCGTCAAGGACGGCACGCTGCAGATTCCGGTCAAGGGTGTGCTCTTGCACGACTTCGGCTGGCAACTCGATTCGTGGGCGACCGGTTACGACTACATCCTGCGCGCGTTCAAGCGCGGCATGGAAGACGGTAACGTCCAGCGCATCGCGTTCATCGTCCATAGTCCCGGTGGCACGGTCGCAGGCTGCTTTGAAACGCTCGAAAAGATGCAGGCCGCGAAAGCCGAAGCGGGGAAACCCGTGGAAGCGTTCGTCGCCGAAGCCGGATATTCCGCCGCCTACGCGACGATGATGGTCGCCGACAAGATCACCGTCACCCGCACGGGCGGCGTCGGTTCGATCGGCGTCGTCACGATGCACATCGATCAGTCGAAGCTCATGGACGAATGGGGTCTCAAGATCACGTTCATTTTCGCGGGCAAACACAAAGTCGACGGCAACAGCTTCGAGGCACTGCCCGATGACGTGCGCGAGCGCATTCAGGCCCGCATCGACGACCTCTACCAGATTTTCGTTTCGGCCGTCGCGGAAGGCCGAAGCATGGATGAGCAGACAGTGCGCAAGACCGAAGCGCAATGTTTCACTGCTCCCGAAGCAATATCGAACGGGCTCGCCGACAATGTCGGTTGGCTCGACGATGCCCTGGCTGCGTTTGTGGCCGATTTGTCCAACCCCTCCAATGATGAAGGAGACGACGACATGTCCAACAAGACGGACAATTCGGCGCCGGAAGCCAGCGCCGAGAACACCCAGCCCGCACTGTCGCAGGCTGACATCGATGCGGCGGTGAAGGCTGACCGCGCGCGCATCGGAGCCATCACCGGCTGCGAAGATGCCGAGGGCCGTGGTGCGCTCGCGAACCATATCGCGATGAACACCGACATGGACCTCGACGCGGCCAAGGCGATGCTCGCCGCGGCCCCGAAGGAAACGGCGGCTGCACCCTCGGGCTCGCAGACCCCGTTCGACGCGGCTATGGACGGCAACAGCCCCGATGTCGCAGCCGAACCCGATAACGCCGACCCGAAGGCCGAGGACGACGGCTCCGACACGATCGCGCTCGCGCGTCGCTTCGGTCTCGCCTGCGTCAGCGCCGCCGCGGCCTGATCCAGATCACTTACGAAGGAGATTTTCTCATGGCTGATGTTACCACCAGCTACAAGAACGCGGACGTCTACGGTCGCGCCGCGTTCGAAGTGCTCGACACGTTCACGCAGGACAACCTGCTCGCAGGCAGCGAACCTCCGCTGCGTCCCGCACTGGTCCTTCCCGGCCTCGCATCGACCGACTTCGCGCAGTTCGAAGTCGTCGGCATCGACGCCAACGGGTTCGTGGCCCCTGCCGAATATGACGACGTCAATGCCGAATGGACGGTGAAGCCGTTCGGCGTGATCGCCCACTCCGCGTCGATCGGTGCGGGCGGCGCCAACGTCCACGTCTGGTACAGCGGCTGCTTCGCACTCGAAGGTCCGCTCGTCTGGGATGCCTCGATCGACACCGACGCGCTCAAGACGTCGGGTTTCATCGGCGCGCTCACCCCCTCGCAGATCATCGTTCGCTCGCGCGAAGCCTGATCACAGCACTCCCCTCCAATTAAGGATCAATGACAATGTCGGACAATCCCTACGAACTGTGGTCGACCCGCAAGTCGCTTGGCGTCATGCGCGACACCAAGTCGGAAACGGTCAACTATTTCCGCCAGTGGTTCCCGTTCCAGCATCGCTCGACCGAGGAATATATCGACTTCGAGAAGCTGCCGATTCGCAGCAAGAAGCTCGCGCCGTTCGCCCTGCCGCTCGGCGAGGGTGGCAGCGTCTACGACGACTCGGCCCGCGCCTATCGCGTGAAGCCCGCCTATGTCGTGCTCGACGACGTGGTCGATCCGCTGAAGCCGCTGACCTATCAGCCGGGTATCGACCAGAGCCGCTTCGATGTGACCAAGCTGTCGCCGAAACAGCGTCTCGAGATGCTGAAGGTGCAGATCGCCGCCGCGCATCGCAACGCTTGGGACCGCCGCATGGAATGGCTCGCCGCGCGCGCCATTATCGACGGTCAGGTGACGCTCTCGGGTCCGAAATATCCGACGACGTTGGTGAACTTCCAGCGCGCTGCGGGCCACACCGTCACGCTCGGCGCCGGCGACCGCTTCGGCGAAGCGGGGGTTTCGATCCTCGACTTCTTCAAGGCACAGATCGCCAAGATGTGCGCTGCGGAATTCGGCGGAATGCCGACCCGCATCACCATGTCGGGCACTGTCGCTGCAATCATCCAGGCCGATGAAGAAATTCTGAAGCACATGGACATCAATACGACCGGTGGTCGTCACCAGGTCGAACGCGGCATCCTCGCGGCCGACCCGAAGCAGCCGATGGTCTATCGCTTCGGCACGCTGTTCGTTGCCGGCAACAGCGGCGTCACCATCGAACTGTGGGTCAACGACGAGACCTACCAGAACGACGCGGGCGTGCAGACGCGCTACCTGCCGGCGCACGAGATCGTGTTCACCTCGACGCCCGACGCCGTGGCCGGTCACGAGTGCTTCGGTCGCATCGTCGATCAGGATGCGGACTACGAGCCGATCCCGCTGTTCCCGAAGAACTATCGCACCGGGGATCGCGTGAAGACCGAGCATGTCTCGCACACCTCGTCGCCGCTCGAGGTGCCGATCAACCCCAACGCAACGCTGAAGGCTGCGGTTATCGCCGCCGCCTGATTGTTCTGAAGGACCATACCGGCAGGTTTCAGCACCTGCCGGTATCACGTCAAAGGTGATTTTATGAGCAAAGACATGACCCTGGTTACCTCGATTCACGAGCTTCGTTACCGTGATGGCGACGAGCGCAAGATCGTCGAGCCGAACCAAACCGTCGAGATTCCTGCGAGCATCGCAGCGGAATTTCTCGCGCAGAAGGCGGCTCGTGAGCCGACCGAGGATGAAGCCGCCGTCTACGAGACGGTCGCCGCGCGTCGCGCCAAGACTGCCCCGACGGATGATGCGAAGGCCGCTGCGGATGCGAAGGCCGCTGCGGATGCGAAGGCCGCTGCGGATGCGAAGGCCGCTGCGGATGCGAAGGCCGCTGCGGATGCGAAGGCCGCTGCGGATGCGAAGGCCGCTGCGGATGCGAAAACTGGCGGCAAGAACCCCGCCGACGCCATCGGCTGATCGGTGCGTCGCTTCCGCGACATAAAGAACCAGATGCGCCGGGACCTGCATGACGAAATGCTGGTCCCGGCCTTCTACCGCGCGACTGCGGAATCCGCATGGGTTCCGGTCGAAGTCCGCGTTCATACCAAGATGAATCTCGTCGGTGACGACATGGAAGGCTACGGTGCCGACGGCGTCGGCGTCCGTGACATCACGCCCCGCGTCATTTTCATGCGCAGTCAGGTTTCGGTTCCGACACGCGGCGCCATTGTTTCGATCAGTTCCGACGAAGCATGGCAGATCGCCGACAGCGAGAAACCCGACGGCATCACGATCACTGCCATGGCAGCGCCCATTTCCGAAGCGAAGATCGCCGCGGACAACTACCCGGTGCGCGACGATGGCTGATCCCTACGTCGTCCTTGTCCAGTCGCAGACGCTCGACAGCATCACGAGCATCGGCGCGACGATCGAACGCAATCTCGCCCGCGCAATCAACACCGTCACGCGCAACGCTCGAGCGGAGGCCGCGCGCCGCATCCGGCAGCAGGTCGCGTTTCCGGCACGCTATCTCAGCGGCGAGAATGGGCGCCTCTCGATCACCAAGCGCGCGAACACGATGGACCTGACCGCCGCCATCACCGGCAGGCATCGCGCGACATCGCTCGCGCGCTTCGCGACGACACCGACGTCGAAGCGTTCCGCAGGTGTCTCCGTGCAGGTCGAACCGGGACTTGCGACGCGGATGCCGAAGGCGTTCTTCATTCCGCTCCGCAGCGGCAACACCGACACGCTCGGAAATGTCGGTCTCGCGATCCGTCTCCCTGAAGGCCAGACTCCGTCGCGAGCCTACAAGCCGAAGTTGCTCGGTCGGAACCTGTGGCTGCTCTACGGCCCGTCGATCGACCAAGTGTTCGACGACGTGGCTGACGAAATGTCCCCGGATCTCGCGGAACGGCTCGAAGTCGAATATCTCCGTTTGCAGGAGTTGGACCTTGACTGACCCCCTCCCCTTCCGCCTCGACGTGCTGCAGCGCCTCACCGAGACGGTCGAAGCTGTCTCCATCGCAGACGGTTACGCGCATAATCTAGCAGGTCTCGTGTTCCGCGGTCGCGCGCGATACGGCGAAAATGATCCGTTGCCGATGGTCAGCTTCATCGAAGACCCGCGACCGAACGATCCCGTCGCCGAAGCGCGCGGCACGCAGGCACACCTGGTCGACTGGCGCATCTTGGTGCAGGGTTTCGTCGAGGACGATTTCGCGAACCCGACCGATCCCGCATATCGGCTCGCAGCTGACGTCGCCAAGGTGCTTAGCGCGCTGCGCGCCGGCATGGATCAGCGCAAACCAATCCTAGGATTCATCGAGAAAGGGCAGCGGATCGACAATATTTCGATCGGCGCTCCGATCGTGCGACCGCCCGACGAAGTTTCGGACAAGGCCTATTTCTGGCTCCCCGTCACACTCTCCCTCGTGGAGGACCCCGCAAAGCCGTTTACCTCAACCTAGAATCACGCTAAACGTGATTCGCTTACCTCAGGAGTGACTCTCCCATGTCCAAGATCAATCGCGAAAACCTGACGATCGGCCGCGGCCGACTGTTCTTCAAGCCGACCGGTGAGACGGGTTTTCGCCCGCTCGGCAACACGCCGGCTTTCAACCTGAATGTCGCCACCGAAACGCTGCCGCACTTCGACTCGCGTCAGGGTGTGCGCGTTCAGGACGCCGATGTCCCGGTGCAGACGACCTACGGCGCGAATTTCACCGCCGACCATATCCAGTCGGAAAATCTCGCGATCTTCCTGCAGGGTTCGAACCAGGTCGTTGCGGTCGCCGCAGCCACCGAGGAAACTGAAGTGCTCGCCGCGATCACGCTCGGCTATATGTATGAGCTGCCCGCGAAGAAGGTCGCCAACGTTACCGCCGTCACGGGCGCCACCCCGCTCGTCGCCGGCACCGATTTCACGGTCGACCTGAACAACGGCACCGTCGAATTCCTGCTCGACGCGACCGCGGTCGGCGATGGCGACCCGGTGACCATCACCTACGACATCGTCGCGCACAGCTTCGAGCGCGTCTCGTCGGGCGCGGAAGTGGTCGAAGGCCAGCTTCGCTTCATCGCGGACAACCCGCACGGCGAGGACAAGAACTATCTGATGGGCGCGGTGAAGCTGACCCCCAACGGCGACTTCGGCGTGATCTCCGAGGAATGGCAGTCGCTGCCGTTCACGGTCGTCATCTCGACGCCGGTCGGTGGCAGCGCCATCACCTGCGACGGTCAGCCGTACACCCCGGCATAATCGACCATGAGCAGCACGGGACTTTCGACGGACGAGTTGGCTGCACTGAGCAGCCAACTCAACCCGTCGCGCCAGATCAAGATGCCGAACGGCGTCGAGATCAGCATTCGCGGCATCGCGCTCGACGATGCACTCACCATCTATCGCCGTCACGCCGGCGAACTCTCGGCATGGTTCGAACGCCTCGCGTTGCAGGCCATGGAGAATCCCGAGGCAGGTTTCAGCTTCGACGCCAATATCGCATCGGCACTGGTCGACACCCTTCCGACCGTCACCGCTGACATTGTCGCGATCGCCATGGGTTACGATGATCCTGCCGTGATCGGCATCGTGCAGCGTATGGCGCTCGCGCCGAAGATCGCTGCGCTCGAAGCCATTGCGGATCTGACCTTCACGGAGGACATGCCGCCAAAAAAATTGTTCGAGACCGTCATTCAGGCAGCGGGCCTGGTGCGAACCAGCACCCCGCAGAGCGACGAAGCCTAGCGCGGTGGCTGTGGGATCTGCGCAAACAGGCAAGTCTCTTGCGCGCGCATGGTCACACGAATGTCGGTCTCTACCCGATTCATCTGATCAGGGAGGAAGCGCGCATCATTGAAGAACGCCTGAGCATGGATCTCGCGTCGCATCTGACGGGAATGACCATGGTCGGCGCATCGCTGCTGGGAGGCAAGGAGGGGACGCGACTGCTGAACGATTTCATCGAGGGACTGACCGAGGAATAGTTTATGGCAACTCGTGACGTTCAATTGGTGATCAAGGCGCGCGACGAAGCCAAGCGCATCTTTGATTCAATCTCCGGGTCGGTCGCGACCCTCATCGGAAATCAGGATCGCCTGAAAACGAGCGGTGCGACGCTGTCGACCGAGATGTCGTCGATCGTGTCGCAGCTGAAGACGCTCGACACCGCCTACACGAAGATTGTCGGTGCTGCGGACCGCGCAGAAGCCGCGCAGAAGCGCCAGAGGGACGCGCTCGCCGCGTCGAAGGCGCAGTACGCTGCGACCGCCGTCGAACTGCGGAATCTTGCGACAGCGCAGGAGCGGTTGCAGGTCTCGATCGTCGATCAGCATCTCGCGGGTCAGGACACCGCAGGAACCATTGCGCAGTTGAAGGCGGTTAATGCCGCCATCGTCACGCAGACTGCGGCGCGAGGTCGACTGAAGGCATCCATCTCCGCGCAGGAAGCGTCGCTCGCCAGCGAAGCTGCCAGTTTCCAGCAACTCGGTTCGATCGCCATCGCCACGGAACAGGCGATCGAGTCTCTGACCGCCGCACAGGTGCAGCAGGCGCGCGCCGCTGATGCCGTGGCCGACAGCCAGGAGCAGGCTGCTCGCCGCATCGCGGCGGCGCGCCAGATCCAGTCGCAGATTGCATCGTCCACTGGTCTCGGCGGTGGCGGCAAATCCGCAGAGGATAGTGCGGCGGTGTTCGCCGCGGACTTCGATCGCGCCGCCGATGCGGCCGAACGGCTGCGCCAGCGCGTCGACCCGCTCTATGCGATTCAATCCCGGCTCAACACGGAACTCGCCGAGGCGAATGCCTTGTATCGCAAGGGTGCGCTCAGCGCCGACCAATTGGCGGACGCCGAACGCCGCCTGAAACTTGAAGCGGAGCAGGCCGCGACAGCACTGGGTCGCACTGGACGCGGCGAACGCGGTGCTGCGGGACTGTTCGGCCTGAAACCCTACGAGCTCACCAATCTCGGCTACCAGGTCAACGACGTCTTCACGCAGTTGGCGAGCGGCACTGCGCCGTTGCAGGTTATCGCGCAACAAGGTGGGCAGATTCTGCAGTTGCTGCCGAATATTGGTGCCCATCTCGTCAAGGCCTTCACGAATCCGTATGTGCTCGCAGGGATCGCGACGCTCGCTACCGTCGGCACGATCATGGTCAAGGCTGCGAACGATGCGCAGCGGCTCGACAAGGTTCGCGGTATTCTCGCTGGCGTCGGCGAGACGTCGAACGCTGCTGCGCGCGAATTGGAAGGTATTGCCGAGAAGCTTGAAGATATAGGGCTTACGGCCGAACAGTCGATTTCGACCCTACGAAATTTCGTCACGCAGGGGCTCAACACCGAATATCTCGTCAGTTTCGCGCAGATGGCTAAACAGGTCGCCGAAGTCACGGGCGATGATCTTCCCGAGGCGATGGAGAAGGTGCAAGACGCCTTCACACAGGGCTATGACGCCGTTGCGGAACTAGACGATGAACTGCAGTTTCTCACGGTCACCGAACGCGACCATATTCGCGCGCTGTTTGACTCGGGGGAGGCGGCGGAAGCGCGCGCAGAAGCAGTCAGGAAACTGGCCGAGCATTTGCGTGACCAGAAACGGGCCTCGGACGAAGCGAAAAGCGGTCTCGACTCGCTAACCGATGGCCTGGACAAATTTCTCGATCGTCTTGCCGATACTCGCGTCGTTCGAGGTTTCATCGACCTCCTGGACGAACTCGCCGACAAGGCAGGTCGAGGGTTGCGGATATTCACTGGCGATGCGAGCGTCGAAGATTACACCGCTGAAATTGATCGACTTCAGGGCAAACTCGACGAACTTAAAAAAGAACCGAAAACTCTGCTCGATGGCCCGATCGACTTCGCGCGCTACCAATATCAGGTTTCGATTCTAACATCGACGCTGGAACGCTTGCGGAAGGAGCGCGACGAAGCCGCCCGCCGCGCTACACAGCAACAGCCGACCGGCGACACCGTCAACGAGGAAAGCGCCGCCCGGCAGAAGCGCCGAAAAGATCGCATCGACGAACTCAAACTCGAAGATGATATCAACAAGGCCCGCGCCGACGCCGACAAGATTCGCCTCGCCGGCGAGAAGGCTTACCGCGAGGAAGTGGAAAAGACCGGCGATGTTGTCGTCGCGCAGGTCGCACGCCAAGTCGCTGAAGATAAAAAGCGCGAGGAACTGCGCAAAAAGAACGAACGCGACGCTCAGAAATCCATTCAACTCGATCTGCCCGTACAGGGTCGCATCAGCAGCGGGTTTGGATTTCGCACGCATCCCGTCACCGGCAAAAAATCCTTTCACGGCGGAATCGACATTGCTGCACCCAAGGGGACGGCGGTTGGCGCCGCCGCCGATGCGATCGTGGGCGAAGTCGGTTTCGATCCGCTGCTCGGCAAATATGTCAAACTGAATCACGGCAAGGGTCTGATCACGGTCTACGGTCATCTCAGCGACAACTCGCAGGTGGTCAAAGGCGACAGTGTCCAGCGGGGGCAGACCATCGGCCGTGTTGGATCGACGGGTCGCAGCACCGGGAACCATACGCATTTCGCGGTGCAGGAGAACGGAGCGTATGTTGACCCGCTGCGCAACGGACGCCGGTTCAAGGGAGGCAATGTCGGCGATGCGCAAATCGACGTCCAGAAGGAAATGGCGAAGCTGCAGAAGCAGCAGGAGGATTTCAACGCTGAGATCGACGCGGAGAATGAAAAGCGTCGCGTCAACATCGCGTATCTCGAGAAGGCCCGCACGCTCAGCGCCGAGGGGGTGATCGATGCGGAACGCCAGAAGGCGATCGATGAAGCGATCTTCGACGCCGAAACCAAGGCGCAGAAGAAGGGAATCGAACTCGACAAGGAGCGTCGCGACGCAATCGCCGAGACGGTCGGCCTCGAATATGACCTGATCAATGCTCGCGAGCGCGCAACCGCTGCAGTCGATGCGTCGACAGGTGAGCGTAGCGCACTGCTTCAACTGCTCGATCAGGCCAAAGAGTCACGCGATACGGGAGAAATTGACCGCCTCGAAGCCGAACTCGCGAAAGTCGAGGATCGACTCGAGGCCAATATCGCCAAGGCAATAGATTTCTGGAAGACCATGGGCGATACGCCCGAGGCGCGCACGGCCATCAATGGCCTAAAGTCGCTGCAAAACAGTCTCGTGCTCGACGAACGTCGCCGCGGTGTCGCGACCGTGTCGGAACCGATCGATCGCGTTCAGCAGCAGCGTTCGGCGCTCATGGAGCAAATCCAATTCTATCAGGATTTGGGCCAGGGTAACGTCGTCGAAGAACTCAAGGAGCAGCTTCGAGCAGTAAACGCCGAACTTCTCGCCGGCATCAACAATGCGATCGAATGGTATCAGGTCCATCAAGGTCCCGATTCACAGGCTGCAATTCTCGGTCTCGAAAACCTGCGCAACCAGGTGATCGCGACCAGTCAGGAATTCCAGATCAGCGCGGGTCAGATTCAGCAACTGTTCGCTGGCGGTTTGACCAACGCCGTGACGATGTTCACTGAGAAACTGGTCGAGACGGGCAACCCTCTGTCAGCGCTGCGCGATGCGGCGTTGAATTTTGTCGCTGATTTCCTCGAAGGCATCGCGCAGATGCTGCTACAGATGGCGGCGTTGCAGGTCGCTTCACAGATCGGATTCGGTGGCCTCGCAGGGGGTCTCACCGGACTCCTGAACGCGGGACCATTGATCGCAGCGAGCACTTCACTGACAGCAGCTGGGACTTTGGTTCAGACAGCGGGAACTACCATGTTTGCGAGTGCAGCGGCATGGTTGGGGACTGCTGCTGCGATTTCGACCGCTGCAACGTTGCTCATGGCCGCGAACACCGTCGGAAGCGCAGGCGTCTTCCATGGTGGCGGTATCGCAGGTGCAGCATCCCGCACGCGACGGGTTTCGCCCGCCTGGTTCAGCGCAGCGATGCGTTATCACACAGGTGGCGTTGCTGGGCTGCGTCCCAACGAAGTGCCCGCGATCCTCGAGCGTGGTGAGGAAATCATCACGCGCAACGACCCGCGTCATCGCGGCAACGGCGGACTCGATGACGGCGGAACGCCGCTCGCCGAGCGCGTCAAGGTGACGGTCAACAATCTGCTCGACAGCGGTGACATCGTCGAGCGCGGCCTGTCCACGCGCGCCGGCGAGAAATCGGTACTCAACATCATCGCGCGCAACCCGTCGGTCGTCCAGCAGGCTGCGGGAGGCAACTAATATGCTGCTTGATTATCGCCCCAACTGGTCTCGCGACGTCGAAGTCTCCATCAGCTTCAAGACCGAGATCCTGTCGTCGCGCGATGGCACCGAACAGCGCCGCGCTCTGCGCGCGAACCCGCGCAAGCAGGTCAGCTTCACGGCGATGAAATATGGCGCCGACCGGCAGCAGCAGATCTTCGGGACGGCCGATGCGCAGCGACAGGAAATCTCCCTTGCCGATCCGACGCGCTCGGTGACATGCAGCGCTGTTGCCGATGACGACATAACCCTCGACAGCATCCCCGACTGGCTGGTTGTCGGGGAATCCGTTGTTCTCGACCGCACTGTGGAAGTTACCGTGCTGTCTGTCGTCGGCAGCATCGTCACAGTGTCGGACTCGGTCGCTCTCCCCGAGCCGTTCGACGTGCGGCCCGCACTCCGAGGTATGCTGCAATCCGAAATTTCGCTTTCGTCGCGCACGTCGCGTCTGTGGGAAGTTCCGATTCAGTTCGACCTGACGCCGGGCAGCGAGTTGTCATACAACTATGATGCCGACCTGTTTCGTCATGCCGGGCGTCAGGTGTGGCACGCTGACCCGAACTGGGGATCGAACAACAGCTTCGGAATCAACCAGAAGCGCGAGACGATCGACTTCGGCCACGGTGCGACCTCCCATCTGTTTCCGGTCCCATATGCGGATCGGTTGCAGACGTGGGACTTCTCGCCGCTGCGCTCGGGGGCCGTTGGATATATCGAAGGCCTGTTCAACCATTGCCGCGGTCGCGCCGGCGAATTCATGCTGCCGACCTTCCATGAGGACGCGACACCACTGGCGGACCTCGTTGCGGGCGACGCGGATATTCTGGTCGAAGGAACGCACCTGCTCGGTATGGAGACGGACTGGGTGCATCGCTACCTGCTGATCGCGCTGAACGATGGGCGCATCTGGTATCGGACGGTCGTAGATTCGGTCGAGGACGCCGGTAACACGCTGCTCAGCGTGAACCGGAACTTCGTCGAAACCGTCGCGCCCGACCAGGTGAAGCATATTTCGCTGATGAGCGTCGCGCGCTTCGCGTCGGACGAACTCGTTTCTCAGTGGACCACGGATGATGTGGCATCGGTGCGGGTCAATTTCCTGTCGCTGCCCGTAACCGTGTCGGAAGAGGATGGGATGACGCTCGATCCATCGGCTGAGTTCATGCTGGAATTCTTCGGACGCGAAAATCCTGCTGGGCACAGCGATATCGTCGACATCCTTCTCAACATAAACTGGGCGGACACGTTCGATGAGTGAAAATCACTTTTCGCGTGACTCTGGATTGAGTTTCAACCATAGCGGGGCCGATAACGGAGATTCGCGTTATGGCGACGACTGAAGCCGAACTGCTTGCCGCGACGGACAAATTTGCAACGAACCTTGATCGCATCGATCAGATCGTCAACGGTGATGAAACTACTGATGTTGCCGTGGATGGCGGGCGAGAGATTCCTTCGTTTGCGAAGTTGGCGGCTGAGAATGAACTGTCGAATTCCGAGGCGCTAGGGGCGCGCGACGAGGCTGTTGCAGCCGCGAACGGGCTGGCATCTACGCTCGACTATTTCCCCGAGATCGAGAGCGCCAACCTGGCTGATCCCGCGCGCACCGATCCGGCGTTGGCGGCGACCGCCAACCAGCTCTGGCGCTTCTACCAGAATGCCGCTGGTAACATGACGACGCAGGACGAAACGGCGCGGGGGACGTTCGCGGTCCTGAAACGGCTTCCGGTGACGGCTGGCGCGCAGCGCACCCACTCGATGAAGCAGGGTCCGGCGAACTTCATTCACTATCCGGTGTCGGGGCAGTTGATGTTCCTGAAAGCCGACGGGACGACTCGCGTGCTTGCCGCAGCCGATTCCGGGCTCAACACGCATACGGTTACCTTCACCCCGCCCGCCGATGCGGTGTGGTGGCTGCCGAACGTTCGCAACATCACCAACTATGCGAACGGCACCGGCAAAGGCATCACGGCGGCGGCGCTGGCCCAGGTCGAAGCCACGGCGATGTTCAATGCGGGCGCGACCGCGCTCGACTATGAACCCTATGCTCCTGCCGGTGCCCGCGCACCCGATACGGCGCAGTTTCAGGCGACGGTCGACGCGCCGATCACGCTCGAAATCCGCAGCGATTACACCTATGTGGGCCGCGCCGCTGGGGCGAGCGCGACCTATGATGTCGTCGACCGGCTGCTGACCAACGAACAGCCGGCGCCGACGCTGCCCGCTACGCCCGCGAAAACCGGCGTCATCGACTTTCAGGGACGGCGGCGCATCGCGAAGGGGCGGCGGCAAAAATATATGGTGCCGGACTTCGCCAGCGGCGAGGTGATGCAGATCGGCACCGACGAGCGCACGCCGATCAGGATCAACGGCGTCTTCCTCGGAGCCAGTCACAAGCCGAGCGGATATCGGCTCAATTTCGCGGGCACGTCGCCGTTCGTGCACGACAAGACCAACGAGGATATCGGCTCGACCTATACCGACACGGCGGGCAAGAGCTGGATGATCGTCGCGCGCGAGAGCGCATCGGCGCTGGTCGTCATCGCGACCAACACCGGCCCCGACGACGACAAGTGGATCATCGGCGGCACGCTGACGGGCGCGACGCTGACGCACGCCGCCGACGGCACGAACACCGGGGCGATGACGGGCTTTGTCGCGACGGCTGGACACGAACCCTGTCCGCCGATCATCCGCAACCTGACCAAGGAGATTTATGCCGACGGGGTGAAGATCGAGATCGACGCGGTGGGCGTTTATCCCTGCTCGTCGCTGCGCATGATCGAAAGCTACGAGATCATGAACGTGGCGGGCCAACTCGCCTATTTGAAGGCGAATGCGGGCACGGCGACCGATCCCGACTATACGAACGCGGCGATCGGCACGCAGGTCATCATCACCGACGTTCACGAGTGGGATCGCTATGGCGCGCGCGTCTCGACGCGGACGGTCAGAGAATTGGAAAACTATCGCCGAACGGCTTTCGGCAATCCGGGCGACTATTTGGCGGCGACGCAGGCGCAACCTGCGGCGCTGACTGGCGACTCTCCACCCGGATTCGCAACGAAGAAGATTGTCTACGTCCCCCGTCTTTCCGTCACGGTAGGCGGTTATGATCTTTCGGCGCGCGCGGACCTCACGGCGAACGTCGCGGCCTTTGCCGTTCCGAAATCGGCCGCATCGGACCCCGCAAACCCGCCAGACTATGCCGCGTCGATCGGCGCGGACGGCGGCGGCGACCTTCACGGCTATATCATGGGCCTGCGTCCCAACGCCGGACTGGGCAAGCCCGAAACACGCGCCGCCGCCACCAATACCCTTTTCTATATTTCAGGGGCGGAAAAGCTCTACGGCGTGGCCAAGGACGCGGCTGCGGGCGACGGGGTCGCAGGAGATATCGACCAGATCGTCGGGTTCATCGCGCCGTGGGCCGAGGCGGACGACGACCTGACCGTGCCGGGCGCGCTCGTGCCCAACGGCAAGGGAGGCTATTATTGCTACGTCGCCACGACCGCGACGCTGAGCGGCAAGGCGATCCCGCTGCCGCCCGAACTCGCCGGCCTGTCGGTGTCTGAACATCAGAGCCATCCCAACATCACGCTGCTGACCGACGCGGTGGGCAAGGAAGGCCTGATCCTCTCGGTAGCTGCCGGCGGCGGCGACGCCATCTTCGAGATCGGCGCATCATGACCTCCCAATCCGAACTCCACACTCAGGAAGGAGTCGGCGGATGACCTTTGCCACCCAAGAGGCCAGCCGCACGCTCGGCACGCCCATTGAACTCTACCTGTTTCGTTACGCCACCGACTCTCAGTCCTATTTCGCCTACACCGATCACGACGAACCACTGGTTTTCGACGATCCGCAGATCGGCGAAGAAATCACATATCTCCCTGTGCCGGTCGAGCGCGACTCAATCGAAGTCAGCGGTAAACTCGAGCGCTCCGAGTTGAAGGTCACGCTTCCCATCGCGCTGCCGATCTACAATCTGTTCAAGGACTATCCACCCGGAGAGATCGTGCAGTTGACGATCCGCCAGGGTCATGCGGACAACCCGGAGTTTCCCGTCGCATGGACGGGCCGCGTCGTCGGGTTCAACGGCAAGGACGAAAATCTCGTCACCTTCCGATGCGAGCCTATCGCGACGATGCTGCGGCGCGTCGGGCTGCGACGCCACTTCCAACTTGGTTGCCCACATGTCCTCTACGGCGATCAGTGTGGAGCCAGCAAACCCGCAGCAACACTAAACAAGATCGTCGTCGGCGTGCTGCGGAACAAGATAAATCTCGGGATCGACTGGTGGGGAGCCAAAACGCTCGAAAAATTCGTGCAGGGCATGATCGAATGGACGCTCCCCGATGGTCGCACCGACAAACGCTCGATCCTTTCCGTCGAGGAAAACGGTGACGTATTCCTGACCTATGCGCCAACAGGTCTCCATGCAGGAGATGCGGTCAACATCTCGCTCGGCTGCAACCATCAGATGAACGATTGCCGCACGGTTCACGAAAACATCCTGAATTTTGGCGGATGTCCTTGGGTGCCGAACCAGTCACCCTTCGGCATCCGCAACAACTATTATTGAGGCACGCACATGATCGCCGGTTGGATCATCGCAATTGTCATTTCGGTCGCATTGCAGGCCGTGTCGATGTTGCTGCGCCCCAAGGCGAAATCGGCTCGTGACGCGTCCGTCAAGGAACTGGAAGCGCCCACCGCCGATCGCGCGAAGCCTGTCGGCGTCGTTTTCGGCCGCGTCATCGTCAAGGACCCCAATGTTCTCTGGTTCGGCGACAAATCGTCGCGGACGTATCAGGTGAAGGCGTAACGCGATGCTGCTGAGCGACGTCACGATTACGATTTCCGACATCCGCAAGCTCTACTGCGCGGCCGGCGCGCGTCGCTGGTTCCAGCAGTACGGGCTGAATTTCACCGATTTCCTGCAGAACGGCATCAGCGCGCCGGATCTGCTCGCGACCAATGACGCACTCGCTCAGAATGTCGTCGCGGCCAAGATCGAACGCGAAGGACTGACCATCGATGGGTAAGCCTTCAGCCAAGCAGGAAATCACCGACTATCGCGCGTCGATGCACGTCGGACTATGTACCAGTGGTGCCAAGGTAACCCGCATCTTCTGCGGTGAAAAAGTCGCATGGACGGGCAATGTTTCGACATTGACGGCGATCGACATCAATCGAGCAAATCTTTTTGGTGGTCCGAAGAAGGAAGGCGGTCTCGTCGGGACGGTCTATTTCCTCCCCGGTGCAGCGGACCAGCTGCTACCCGAGACGCTTGCGCGCCGCATGGGACTCGCGGCGAACGACTGTCCCGCTTATCGCGGTCTCACGACGATGTTCTTCATCGGCAACGGGGCGTCGGGCGGTCAGTCCTATCTGAGCAATGTCAGCAGCGGCGGCTTCCTCTGGTCGTCCAACAGCCCCTTCATTCAGGATATCTGGGTCGAGCTTGATCGCACGCCCGAGGGACTTGACCCAGATATCGCGCGCATTGGCAACGACGCGAATCCCGCGCACATCATCTATGAGGCGATGACCAACAGCGATTGGGGCATGGGCGGCTCGTCGTTGTTCTTCAATACCGCGAACTGGAATGCTGTCGCACAGACGCTCTACGACGAAACCTTCGGCCTGTCGCTGCGCTGGACGCAACAGGCCGAGATTGAGAACTTCATCAACGAAGTACTCGGCCATATCGCGGGCAGCGTTTATGTCGACCCGCGCGATGGCCTGTTCAATATCATGCTCTATCGCGACGATTATGACTACGAAACCCTCCCCGTAGTCGATGTTTCGAACGCGCGGCTCGTCAATTTCGAGCGCAAGATGTGGGGTGAAGTCACCAACGAGATTTCCGCGACTTGGACCAATCCCGAGAACGGGAAAGAAGAGTCCGTCACGGCACAGGATCTCGCGAGCATTGCGATCCATGGTGCGCCAATTAGCGACAGCCGAGACTATTTCGGCGTTCGCAACCCGGATCTCGCTATGCGCCTCGCGTTGCGCGACCTTCGCATCGCCGCGACGCCGCTTGCGATCGGCGAGATCGAATGCGACCGCAGCTTCTTCGACAAGGTGCCGGGCGGCGTATTGCGCTTGCTCTGGAACGACCCATCGATCGACCTAGAACTCGACATGGCGATCCGCATCATCCAGATCGACCGCGGTCGCAAGACGAACGCGAAAATCAAGATCAGCTTCGTCGAGGATGTGTTCGGTCTCAGCAAATTCTCGTCCACGGGATCGCAAGGCTCGGAGGCGACTCCTCCCGAAGAACCGCTGCCGCTGAGCAACGAGAAAATCATTTCCCTCCCCGCGTTCTTCGCGCTCGGATCGATTGACCGCACGACCATTAACGAACTCGCCTATCCTGAGACGTTCGCCGGCGTGCTCGGAGCCAGCGACCAGGCGGATGCGCAGTCGTTCGACATTTTCGAGGAACGTCCGAACGCCGCAGGTGTACTCAACTGGACGAACATCGGCACCAAGTCTCTGGTCGGCGTCACCGAAACCGATGGTGCACTTGCCGCGGAAGCCGAGACACCCATGTCGGGCTCGCCGTTCGTCGGAGTCAGTCGCGGCCCGCAGATCGGCGGCTTCGTCATCTTCGGAGACACGACAGACGATGAAATGGAAATCGCGCTCGTCAAGGATTATGACTCCGTCAACGACGAATGGATTTTGGCGCGCGGCGTGCTCGACACTATCCCTCGCGAATGGCCGACCGCGACCGTCGTTCGCTTCATGCCTGCCGGATTTAACGTCACGGACGACACGTTGCGTTCGGGCGGCGAGGATGTCGACCTGCGGATGCTGACGCGCACGTCGCTCGGCACTCTGGACATCGACGACGCGACCACCGTGACGGCGACGCTCGTCCCGCGCGTCCATGGTCCGCTGCGGCCGGCAAACGTCAAGATCAACGACCAGGGTTTCGGAATTATCGACGCGACAGCCGCGACCGACCTGGTTGTAACATGGTCGAACCGCAGCCGCTTCTATGAAGACGGCATCGCTCTCGCATGGGACGCCGCATCGGTGCCGCCAGAATATCTGCAGGAAATCCTCATCACCGTGTTCCGCGAAAACGGCGACGAGATGTTCGTCGTACGCGGACTATGGGAGGAAACGACCTACACGATCCCGATGGCCTGGGTGGAGGAAGAGACGCGCGTCTTCGTTCGTCTCCACTGCATTCTGAAGGGGGTTTCGTCGCTGCAGGCGTTCGGTCTGTTCGTAGATCTTCCCGTGGTAGGATCGCCGGGTCCGCCTCCTGCTGCACCTGTCGTTATCGGTCCACCTCCCGATCCTCCCGAAGAGCCTGAGGAACCGACCCCCGGAGATCCCGGTGGTGGCACGATCGAACCTCCGACGATCGAACCGGGACAAGGTGGTGGATTCTGCGTCACCGACGATACGCCGATCCTGCTTGCCAACGACCTGCTGGATGGACCGGGTGTCGAGATTTCGGCATCTGACGTCACGTCCGACCATTGGGTTTGGACACGAGACGAAATCAGCGGCGAATGGGGCGCGTTCAAGATCCTCAATGTCGCGTTCGCCTTCGAGCCGGTGTTCCACTGCATGCGTGATGGCTGGCGCGAACCGATCCGTGCGACGGCGCGTCACCGCTTTGAAGACGGTTCTGCGAAATGGATTCGAGCCGAGCAGTTTGGCGAGCCCGCAGGCATTGCACGCGTCGCCAAGATATCAACCGCCGCCCGCACCTATATATCGGCCGGCGTGCTCAGCCATAATATCAAGATTACATAGCAATGCGCGGCACGGCACGCCTCATGCTCTGCCTACTGCTCACCATCGAACTCTGCCGCATCCGGTTCGACGCCGTGACCTATATCCAATTAGCCTTCATCGGGGGCACCGTGACGGGATTGCTATTCTCGTCGTTCGTGGTAAAAATCACGCGAAACGTGATTCGCACGCCAGAGCGAGACGGCCCATGACCCTCCCCCACTGCATCAAAACCGCTTGGAAACGCTGGTCGGTGCGGCTCAACGCGATCGGGCTCGCGATCCTCGCCTGGGTCAGCATCGACCCGAGCGTCGCGATCGTCGTGCTGAACATGATGCCCGATGTGGTCCGGGAATTCTTCCCGGCGCAGTGGATCATGGTCGTCTCGTGGATCATCTATGCGCTCTACTTCGTCAAGATGATCGTGAAGCCTGCGACGCCGGCACCGAAGGATGATACGGCGTGACGGCGTCGAAGCCCGCGCGCGGCAAGAAGGTTGTCGCAGGTGGCGCGTTCGTCGCCGCACTCGCCATCGCAACGCCGTTCATCGGCGGATGGGAGGGTAAGTCGAACGATCCTTACTTCGACATCGCCCGTGTCCAGACGGTCTGTTACGGCGAGACGCGCGTTGAGATGCGCCGTTACACCGACGCCGAATGTCTCGCGATGCTGAACGATGCGGTCGCAGATTTCATGCAGCCGGTCGCCGAGATGACCCCGACCATTGCCGACAATCCGAAGGTGCTCGCCGCCGCGACATCGCTGGCCTACAATGCTGGCGCGGCGAACTATCGTGGCAGCACCGTCCACCGCAAGTTTCTGGCGGGAGATTTCAAGGGTGGCTGTCTCGCCATCGCGGCATGGAACAAGTCGACCGTCTCGAGCGCGACAGCGCGCAAGCTGTCAGCGAAGGGAGAGACCTGCACCCGAAAGGCGAACGGCGCCTGGCTCTGCACGATCAAGGGTCTGACGAACCGTCGAGCCGATGAAATCAAGCTATGTCTCGGGGGTTTGTCATGATCGCCGCCATCATCATCATGCTCTGGTGCATCATCGCCGCGGCGCTGCTCTACTGGTTCGCTGACGACATCTGGTTCGCCGCCGATGACCTGGACGACCTGTTCGTCGCCTTCGCAATGTTCCTCTACTGCATATTCTGGCCCGTGACGATCGTCGTCGTCTTGACCACCGTTGCACGCGACCTGTGGCGGGCGCACCGATGCTGAACCGATATATCTATGGCGCTGTCGGAGCTGTTCTGCTCGCCGTGACGCTATGGGGTGTTCGCGTCAACCATTTGCGCGACCACTGGAAGACATCCTATACCGAGCTTCGGGATGAAGCAGGCGTCGTGCTGCTTGCCGTCCGCAGCGCGTCTGGCAACCCCGATCTCGACTGGAAGGACACGGCGCAGCAGGTCGCCGAGATCGACAAGTCGCTGACCATCTGGCGCGACACCGCGAAGTCGCAGTCCGTCACCATCGACACGCTGGGACGCGAATCCGCGCGGCTCCGCAAACAGAATGCGGAACTCGCCGCAAAGGTCGCCGCCGCCAACGCGCGGCGTGATGCGGCTATCGCACGCCTCGAGCAAGACAGTCTCAAACCAGGTGACGTCGCCGATTGTTGGGCGCAGATCCGCGCGGCCGATGATGCGCTGAACACCCTGTATCGAGAGGGGTTCTGATGCGCCGAGTGACGATCGCCCTCCCCATCCTGCTCACGGCGTGCAGCACACCGACGATCGTTCGTGACCGTGTGACGCCCGTCTCGGTCCCGGTGATCCAGCCCTGCGCATCGGAGAAGCCGGGACCCATCGCACCCATAAATCAACGCAATTCGCAGGAGCAATGGAACGCGATGAGTCACAAGCAACGCGCCGAAGTCGCAGCCGCACAGGCCCTGCGCCGTCTCAACCATGGTGCGGCGCTCGCCGCCGCAACATCGGCCTGCTGATATGCCCGTCGACCAGTTCGCCCGCGACGCAGCGCGGAAGGCGCAGAGCGATATCGAATCGCACGAAGAGATCTGCGCGGAGCGTTACAAGAATATCAACACCAACATTTCCGACCTGAAGACCGAAATCCGCCGTGGCGGATCGATCGCGCTGACGATCATCATCGCCCTGCTCGCATGGTTCGCGGTGAACTATATCAGCGAGTTCAAGGACAATATGCAGTTGCGCCGCGCGATGGTCGAGCAACAGCAGGTCAAATAATGACCGGTTACGTCCGACATAGCGACGAGGATATCGCCGCAGTCTACAACGATACGGCGACCTATCCCCGCATGGCGGATGTCCGCGATGCGCTCGGCTATCGCAACGCGCGACATCTTTCCAAGCGTCTATCGGCCCTTCGCGCGTTGCGTCCCGAATTGTTCACCGTCGATCGTAGCACGTATCGACCGACCAAGATGCCTGAACCGGGTCGTTACCTGGTGCGCGTCAATCCTCGCGTCGATCGCTGGCTGCTCACGGCGGCTCAGGACGAAACGGCGATCCACGAGCCCTTCTGGCGCAACCTTCATCGCTATGCGGAGCACCTCGGCGCCGAAGTAATGGTCGGGGGCTTCACCTACAACAAGGCACTGTTCGAGGATCATGCAGCGCGTACCGGCGTGTTCAATTCGGCAGTACAGCCCTATCTGGTCCACGACGACGTCAATCTAGGACCGTTGCTGTTCGCGGCGAAGATGAACATCCTGCCGACCGCGGTGCGACCCTTGTCGGGTCTCGACGGTTATAGTCGCGGTCGATGGGCGGTCTATCCGCACGCGAAGGTGCAGTTGGTGTCGGTCCCCTCGCTGCCCGGCACGCACCCGGCGATGATCATGACGACCGGATGCTGCACCGTTCCGAACTACATCGAAAAGAAAGCCGGGCTGAAGGCCGAGTTCCATCATCAGATCGGCGCGACGATCGTCGAAGTCGACGAGGATGGACGCATCTTCTGCCGCCAGATCGGTGCCGCGACCGACGGCAGTTTTCAGGATCTCGACATCGTCGTGCGCGGCGGTGAAATCGTCACCGGGCAGCGCATCGAGCAGGCGACATGGGGCGACATCCATATTCCGAAGATCGACCCGGTCGTCGCGCGCACCATCTGGGGTTACGACGTCGAGACAGGCGAAATCGCCACCGACGGCATGTTCCACGCGCTGCGACCGCGCCACCAGGCCTTCCATGACTTGTTGGATTTCTCCGCGCGCAACCATCATCGCCGCGGCGATCCACATTTCAATGTCGCGATGACCGCAGCCGGCAAGGACCGCGTCGAGGATGAAGTGCGCGCCGTTGCCCGCTTCCTGCGAGCCACAGCGGCCGACTGGTCGACGTCGGTGGTCGTCGCGTCCAACCATAATGATGCGCTCGTCCGCTGGCTGCGTGAAGCTGATCCGCGCCTAGACGCGACGAACGGGCGCTACTGGTGCGAGCTCAATGCGGAATATATGCGCCGGCTCGAGCATGGCGATCATGACTTCGACATCATCGAATGGGCGATCAAGCGTGCTGCGGCCGATCCGCTCGACGATATCGTGTTCGTCCCCCGCAATGGTTCATACCTCGTGTGTCAGGCTGCAGGCGGCATCGAAACGGCGCTGCACGGCGACGAAGGTCCCAATGGCGCGCGCGGATCGGCGTTGAATATGAATCGCATGGCGATGCGGATCAATCGCGGCCATGATCATACCGCGTCGATCGTCGACGGGGTTTACACGTCAGGTCTCGTCGGATTGATGGACCAGGGTTACAACAGCGGCCCTTCTTCGTGGAGCCATACTCAAACGCTCACGTACCCTTCAGCGAAGAGAACCCTGGTCACAATAATAGACGGAAAATATCGAGCCTGACCTCAATCGGTCAGCGCAGATCCGATTTTCCGCCAGAAGGCTGCAATCGCATCATTCTGATACGCTCCATAGAGCATAACACAGGCGGTCATCGCGACATTGACATGGGCGAGCAGCATGTGAGCCTGCTCGTTGGAACGCATGTAAGCGATGATCTGCCGCGCCCGCTCGCGGCCAATCTCGCACGCATCACTATAGGAAATTTCCTTTCCAACAGCCGGCCATAGCTCAGGCCGATGAGCATTATCCTCCGTAACATACGGAATTTCAGTCAATTTATGTTGCATTTCCATTGTAACAGTCCCTCGAAACGAATCAGTTGTTCCCTCTCTGTTCACTTAGAACAGGAAATTTCCTATTTTAGAAATCCTATTTTCCTAGCCAATCAAATCCTCCAAGTTATCGTGGAGACCCCCACCGATGAGCGATTCCAGATCATCCGTTTCGCCAGTGTTTACGGGCGCGGGAATCCCGCAGCGCAGTCGAATGTCGCGGCAGAAGTCGGGGTCGGCTTCCATTAGGATCGCATCGACCCCGATGTTCTGCGCGGCGCGACCAGTCGTACCTGTTCCGGCGAAGGGGTCTAGGACGGTTCCACCTGGCGGCGTGACGAGCCGCACGAGATGTTCCATCAATCCTTCGGGTTTGACCGTCGGATGGGTGCGGATATCGGTCGGGGTGCAGCCGCAGTCGGGTTTCGCGCCGGCCACGTGTTGCCCGCAGGTCCGACACTCGTAGATGCGATCACGCTTGGATGCCTTGGCATGGTAGTAGATCGCTTCGGCGTCGAGCGGGAAGGCGTTGAAGAAGCGTGCTGCGCTGGTGTCGGAGTCGGACCGGACGGGTGTCGGTTCGCGCGCGCCATATTCCCCGTAGCAGGCGGTCCCCGCCTGCCCCGTTCTGGATGGTTCGGTGCCGCGGATTGCGGCTTGCTGCCCTTTGCTGTCGGGGAATAGGGCGCGGACGGAGTCGGATCTGTCGGTGATGAGATTGGCAGGGTGACGTCCGACTGGCTGCAGGAACGGCTGACCTGTAGAAGAGTGGATGGTCCCTCCGTGTTTCACCCAGTCGGAATCGCTTGGCTTACGTTCGTCGGAATATGCACCGCCGTTCAAATCATCATCGGTCTGCACCCGACACCCATCGATATTAACCGCCCCAACCCCATGTTTCAGCAGGTTGAGCGCGCCATTCTTCTCCGAGAAGGGCTTCTGTCCGACGTATATCGGCTCGAGCGCTGGCTTCAGTGCCTGGGCGCCGTACGACCAGCCGTCCCATGCTGCGGCTTCGTCGGTCGCGGGCATATATTGCCCCGGCTGATACTGGCGATCGTCGGTCTTGGTCCAGTCGCCGGTCGCGTGCTGCTGTGCGCCGGGGATCATCCGGCGCACAGCAGCACCGCTCGGAACCACGCTACCTTGTGCACCCAACGCCTTGTCAATCGCCTTTGCAGCGTCATGATCCTTCGGGAAACCCGACCCGAAAACCCATCCAAGGAACGGGTGCATCGTGAAGCCCGCCATCTCCATCGCGCAGGCCTGCCAATGGCCGGTCGATGCACCACTGAACGCGACGCAATACCCGCCCGGCAGGAGGATTTCGTAGATCAGCGCCCAGAATTCGGGGTCGCGCTCGATGCCGGTGCCATCCCACTGCGAACCCATGAAACCTGCGGACTGCCGCGCAAACGCCCCGTCCTTGCCGTGTTTCGCCGGCGCAGCATTCTTCGCTCCGAACCGCTTCTTGATCGACACCAACCCATAGGGTGGGTCGCAAACGACAGATTGAACCCGCACCCCCTGCCTGATCAGCCGCCGCAGCGTTTCGCGATTATCGCCTTCATGGAGGGTAACAACACTCATCCGATCAAATCCTCCATCGACCCCGTCGCACCCAACAGATCCTCAATCTCCACCTGGTCGGGATCGCGAGCCGCAGCGTCACACCTAGACATGTCGCGCCTCAGCCGGTCACCCTCGACCAGTGCAGCCTTCAAAGCCGCGACGGGGTCCACATTCGATCGCTCGACGTGGAATGCCCCCTGCCGCCCGCGAACCGTCGCCGATGCCAGCGCGCCGCCGAACGACTGCGGCCAGACATGCACCTGGGAACCCGCCGCAACCGCAGCACGGATCATGTCGGCAAGGTCCCCGGCCACGCCCGTCACCCGATCAGATGGTCGAGGCCGAGCGCCGAGGCGTAGACTTCGTAGACGGCGCGGAATTCCTTCACGTCAGCGACGTTCTTCTTACGATCGCGGACGATCTGGCGCATGATCTTCGGGTCGTAACCCTGCGACTTCGCTTCATTGTAGACGTCGCGGATGTCGTCGGAGACGCCCTTCCGTTCTTCCTCGAGACGTTCGACGCGCTCGATATATTGGCGCAGCTGCGCATCGGCCGACCCGTTGTGGCCCTCGCCGGCAATCTCGTCTTCATCATCCATGGAATCACTCCTGAATTGCTATACTCACGTCTTACGTGAGTCTTGGTTAATGGTCAACTGGCGGCGGGCGCGCCTCAGAATATCGCTGCCACCTTGAGGGGAAATGCCGAGCGCATGGCCGATTTCGGTCGCGCTCATCCCGTCGACCGCCGACATCAGAATCGCGTTGCGCTGCTTTTCGGTCAGCTGCGACATGGCACGATCGACGAAATACAGTTCCGCCGCAGACTCTTGCCCCGGCGCAACATAATCCTCGAACTCCACCACTGGCTTCGGGGCTCGGATCGACCGGATAAACACATAGTGGAGGACGCCGTGCAGCCACCCCAGCACGTTTCGAACCGCACCCGGATTCCTCGCGGCCTCGACGAACGCATCCTGAACAAGATCCTCGGCATTCATCGTGTTTCGACAGAGATTTGCGGCGCGCTTCAACAGAGGGCGTCGATACAGTCTGTAAGCTGCGTCGAGATCAATCGACATCCAATTCGGCCTCGATGTCGCTGGCCAACGCGCGAAACAACGTAGCAGTGCCGCGGTGGAACGACGCCTTGTCCTTGTCGCGCGTCGCCTGCACATCGTGCCTGTCGGCGCGCTTGTTGATGTATTCGACGATGCGCTGTCTATCGGTCGGCAGTTCGGCGGGCATAGGTGTTCCTTGTGGCGGTAAAGGTTGATGAAGGTGGGAGATCAGTCGTCGCGGCGCGAAAGCCAGACCGTTTCGATAGGTGAGACTACAGACGCGCTGCCTTGGCAGAGACGTTCGATAAGGAACTCTGCGAAGTTGACAGCGTGCCGGTGAATCTGCGCGTTAGATTGCGGGAAACGCGGATAATTGATCAGATTGACCGCGAAGCCGCTCTCCATCCCCATCGTGAAGACGAAGTCGCACGGAACGATCGAGACGCACGCTCCTTGAAGGCACCATTCGCGCGAGGCCTGAACAATCTGGTCGCGCGAACCGGCGATGTAGATGGTGGCGACGAATGTCGGCGACGAGACAGCTTTCACCCGATCATCTCCTGCATTTCACAGAGGAATCCGCACCCTCCAAAGTTGACTCCCTTCATGGTGGTCGGCCAGTCGCCAGGGATCTCATCTGGGAAGCAGCGAATATTGCGTGTCTTGCCATCGGGACCTTTCTCGCGTCCGATGATCACGAGACGCGCGCCGAAGCGCCGACACTGCTCCGAACGTCGTTTGAAGACTTCGGGGAACCATTTTCGGATCAACGACCAATAGTTCGGCGACGATGCTTTGACGCATCCGAGGCAGTTGCCATTCGGCATTCCGATTTCGTAAACGAAAGGTCGACGGATGCCGTTCTTCTTCAGAATTTCATGCGTGTCGCGCTTTTTGATCCCCATCTCGATGAGTGGCGCGCGCTGGTGTAGATTGGCGTGGTTCGCAACCATGCGGTCGAACCGCTTCGCGTCGAGTTTGTCGGACGTGTACCCCCAGAAATGAATGTCAGACGGCAACTGAAAATTCATGCGCGGCACGACCTTCATCGCACCTGTGCACGGCGCGCCGAGCATTCCCGATAGATATTTCTTGTGCTCGAATACCTCGTCGACGTTCGCATATTCTTCGCTGCGAATTCGAATGATGTCCTTGCCGAACCATTTTTCGAGATCATCGATGAAGCGACGGCTGTCCTCATGGACAGAATCCCCAAGGTCACAATGGACGGGCTGCGCGCCTGGATCGTTCAGCAGAACGAGATGTGCCATCACGGCACTGTTCGCTCCGTCGACCCAAAGAAGTCTGCGACCATTCATATTAATGTACCCAACCTCGGCGAAATAATCACGTTTCGCGTGATTTACAGGGAATGAAGAAGCGCGTCGACCTTCGCGGTGAGATCCGCGATCGTGCCGTCGTTGTGGATTTCAGCCATGCGCAGATGGTCGAGTCCGCCTTCGCTGGTATGCGACGCCGTGACGGTGACACCGGGTCGAACGACGCGATAGACTTGCGCCCCGAGACGATGCAGCGCGTCGAGCTCGTTTTCGTAGCGGAGATCGTCGACAATGATGCTGTTGCCGGTGCTGAGCAGGATTTTGCACCGCTCGACCGTGATGTCGGTCCAAAGATTTTCGCGCAGGGCCTTGCGTCCCCACTCGGTTCCGAGCGTCTGCATGACGCGACGCGCCGAAACCCCCATTTCGGGGATGTCGATTTCCTTGGCCTCACCCTCGACGCGCGCCTCGACTTGGTCGTGCGAATAACCGAGTTCGTAGAGCAGCGCGCGCGTCATCACCTTCAGCGGTCCGGCGAATTTCACCAGTCGAAACTGATGTCGGAACACCAAATGATCGGCGATGACCGATTTCCCCGACCCCATGGCCGGCGAGCAGAGCGCGATGATTATCGGGTGACAGGCTGACATGGTCGTTTCCTCGGAGTTGCGAACCAATCGGTCCAACGGAAGAGGTTGAGCAGGAACGTGATGCGCGCCGCGGTGGTCGTGTCGATGCAGTCGGCGACATGTCGCCTGTCGCGGAGCACCTGTTTGCCGTTCTGGTGGTAGCGGCGTGTCATGGCAGCATATCCAGCATGTCGCGCATCGCGAAGACGCTGACGTCACCCTTCGCTAGGTCGAAGGCTTCCATCGGCCATTGCTTTTCGGGATGGTATTCGTTTGACCCGAAGAAGATCTTCATAGGACGCGCTTCGCGTTCGGATGTTTCGCCTCGATGGTTGCGGTAGACGAAGCGGAGCGGATAGGTGTCGTCGCTGAATGCAATCAGCTTGAGGGTGCGTTGGTCGGTCATTGGTGGATGTTCGCGAGTGCGTCCCGCGCCGCCGCTATGCTTCGCCCGAGTTGGAACAACGTCGAACCGCCGAGCGCGGTGCCGGGCTTCGCATTATAAGCGTCGACCGCTGCAAGGACTGCAGTCGCGTCGCGATCCAATATCCTGATGGCGTCAGCCAGCATTCGCCGCTTCTCAATAGCGACATTGTTCGCGGCGAGCAGTTCGGTGACGCGGGCGTTGTGTATCTGGTCGAACGTCAATGCGACGTCCAGCGTCTGAAGGGCAGGTCCCGACGCCCAATCGTAATCTTCGTAGAACGTCCCCTCGCGAATGCGTCGAACGACTTCATGCAACGAGGTATATTCAGACGGATTCTGAGAAAGACCGAGACGCCGATACGCCGCACAAACCGCCTTCGCCTGCGTGATCGCATCGTCGAGTGCATTGTGAAACGTGCCGGTCGCGAAGTCTTCCAAGCACTTGCGCGGGTCCATGCCCGCCGCCTCGAAAATGGTCCGCGTGTCGCGCGGCGCGCGATAATGCCACGGCGCCGGCAGGTCGACGGCATGGTAGGCTGCTTCGAGGATCGACACGTCGAACGATGGACCGTGCGCCCAGATGCGGATGTTCCAGGGGCCGACGAATTTCACATCGTCACCCTCGTAATCGGCGCCGACCAATCCGCAGAGCCATTCAGCGAACCGCGACAGACCGTAGGCGAGATCGACCGGATCGTTGAACGCAGCCTTCGCATTATCACCCTGGTCGTTCCACCATTGGACGGTCTCGGGGTCGCGGGTCATGGGGTATCGGCGATCCTTCTCGCTTTTCGCAAGATGGGTTTCGAAAATCCCGTTGCGCCAGCGACCTTTGGGATTGTCGACCGCCACGTGGAAGAACCCCGGTTTGTCGGGCGACCCAATCTGCCCCGTCTTCGGATCGAACACCGTCGCGCCGATGCTACGCAGGTCGCAGCCGGCTCGCTTGCCCCATGTCTCGAGGTCGACCATGACGTGCAGCGCGGTCACGACTGCACCTCCACCACATTGAACACAGGCGCATCAATCGAACCGCCCGCATCCTGAATCGTCACACCATCGGCAGTCCTTCGCACGATAAAACCTCGCGAGTCGGCCCAATCGACCAGTTCGTTCGCGAAGCGCGTCTTGCCGCACCCTTGCGGGCCGCTGAGCAGCACGTCGATGTGCAGCACGTCGAGTTTCACCGGTAGCGGTTTCGGAAGCCGAGGCGGCTGGCGCGGGGAGGCATCAGACACAGATAGCGACGCCGCATGGCCGACGACGAACCCCGTCACGACACCATCTCCAATCCCGACACATTGATCGTGATCGACTCGAAATCCCGCCCGCGCGGGTTCGGCGTCAACGATCGCACGATGCGCCGGCCTTCCATGATCGTCACGCGATGCCCTTCGAGCGATGCGGTGACGCCGATCTGATGGGCGACATGGTGTGCCGCAGCGAGATCCGCGGTAGTGATGTCGATGATCATCTGCGGGGTTCCTTCTCGAATTTGACGGTGATGCGCGCGTCCTGCTGCGCGTCGATTGCGGACTGGCGGTAACCGCCCCTCTGCAGGACAAGATCGACCATGCCGGCGATCTGCGACTGCGCGGCCTTGTCGGCGATGCTGTGGAGGGTGACTTGGATCATGGTTGAAGTTCCGCGAAGCGCGCAGCAAACCGTGTTTTCGCCGCGCTAGGGACCAGACATTCAACAGTCACATCGGCAGGCTCACCCTCGATCTGCCAGGGTGCGGGTGGCGATCCCATGATCTGCTGCGCCTCGGCAAGCAGAACGGCGTTGTCCGCTTCCTTGATCGACGGATGCAATTCCTCGGGCACACCGAAGCGTTCGGCGATGACGCGCCAGAGCACGTCTTCCATTTCGTGATAACCGCCGAGATATTTCTTGATCGGCCGCGGCACGTCGACGAGGTATGCCTCGGTTGCATCGTGCAGCAACGCTTGCAGCGCATGTTCAGGCGGCACGACGAGCGAGACGAGAACGCTGTGCTCGGCGACGCTATAGAACCGCGAGCAGTGGCCGGCATACCGGCACATGTTCGACAAGGCATGAGCGATGTCGACGATTAGCACCTCGCCTGGTCGCGGGTCGAGCGGCCAGAACTGGACGCTCGAATAGGTCTGCATCCAATTGCCACGGCGCGTCTCGCCTTCGGCGCGATTATCATATGTTTCGCTGACGTTCGTCATCCTATCAAATCCTCCAATTCCGGCGCCGCACTCACAGGCGCGCCGATCAAATCGTCGAGATCCACGGCGGTGACCGCCGATCCATCCAGCAGCGCGCGATGCGCAACTGAGACAGCAAAACCTTCTGCGAGAGCCGCGTCGAAACAGGCCAGAACAGCGTCGATCACACCGCGACCTTGGCCGCGCGCGACGACGATCCGCTGGTAGTTGTCGGGACCGCTGCGGCGCAGGGTGAACGCCATGCAGCGATATCCCCTCCCCTCGCGTTCGATGTCGTCGAAGTAGAGGCCCTGCTGGCCGCAGCTGGCGTGGAAGTCCGACCATCCCTGCACCTTGCGCGCGGCCTCGATCTGTGGATCGGATTTCCACATAGTGACGTTGCGGGATTTATGGATCTGGTCGGCCATTGTGGTTACAGGGCGACGAAGCGCCGCGGTCCGGTGATCACGGTTTTGCGATATGCGGGATTGTCCGACTTGGACGGACGCACCACTAGGGAGCGCGCCATGCGAGCCTTCGGCAGCATACGCCGAACATGATCGGTTGCCTCGATCTCGATTTCCGCGACGGTCTTGCGCAGTGCGGGCAGCACGTTCGCCTGTGCAACGGCGATGAGGGCTTTTTGTCCCGAAATCGCTGCGCCGATGCGCCGATTGGCGATCGGCGTGAAGCCCTCGACCCGATCAAGCTGCCGCTCGCGACGTTCCTTCATGCGACGGCGATGCGTGTCGCGACGTTCCGATTTTTCCATGTTCCGAGTCCCTTCGAAAATTGACAACTCACTTATGACGTGATTCTTGCAGGAGGCAAGACATTTTATCACGTTTGACGTGATTAAGGGCGACGGTTGCTATTGGCAGTTCATCCAGCGATCAGCGGTGGCCGCATCTCTGAACGGTAACCAAACCCCGGATCGGTTGTGGAGGAAGTAGTTCCACCCGGCGCATCCTGGCAACAACTTGCACCGGCAGCGACGATTGTGGAGGCTGTAATCAGGACCGACCTTCGCGATCAGCATCTCGATATTCAGGATGCGTTCGCACTGGCAGCGGTTGCACTCCACCTTGGCGCCGACTCCGTTACGGAGCATGTCGCCCAGGGTTGGTCGATAGAATCGGTTGAAGCCGCTGCGGTCTGCCATGCGGCGGCGGTATTATGTTCCGGTTATGTTCTCAACGGGTTTGGGTTTGCCTGTCCGCCGACGATTGCGCTCATCCTCACACCGAACGATGTGGCGCGCGACGCGATGGAGATCGTAACTCGAATAGCGGCAATATGGACAGCGATGGGCGGCGTGCATCAAGTTAACTCGATCTCATCGCCGCATGGCCCGTACAGCGTCCAAGCGCGCAGCCGCCATATCTGCAGGCCCGCGATGTAAGCCTTCTGCAGCATGTCGGCCGTTCCAGGTCCGCCGTCGGTCCCGAGAATTCTCGCGGCACCGCGCGTCAGCAACTGCGAGTTTCGCTTAAACCCCGCGAGCGCGTTGTACTCGCGCCCCGAGCGATCATATTTCACGCGACATGGCGGACTCATATCGTTCCAGTCGGCGGGCAGTGGGTCACGCGCTACACCTTCCCGCTTTGCCCACTGGTCGGCGATGCGATCAGCGCCTGTCAGGCAATCGCCATGGATGATCAGCGTCGGACGCAGATAGTCCAGTGCTGCGTGCAGCTGCGCGACGCCGTTGAACGCGCGCCCTCCTGTGACGATCAGTTTCATGTCAGGTATCCCGCAGCTGCACCGCCACCCCGTAACCCGCGATTCAACGACACGCGGTCGCCGGCAGCAACACCGTCACGATATCCGCGATCCAGGTCGCGCGAGCCCCGCGCCCTCCCGTTCCGCAGCCGATGACCAGCGTCCTCCATGGCCTGCTTCACGAGCGCGTCGTGCAGCACGATCAATCCTTTCCCCGTCGGCGCCGTCGGTTTCATCGCGCGGATGCGTGACGCGAGACGGTCGGACATGCCGTCGAGGAACGGTCGCACGCGACGCCTGGCTTGCGGCGTCCAGATCCCGACGTAAGACGGCGACGGTGCCGCGCGTCGCATCGCTGCGGCGCATATCTCGAGCATGTATTTCGCGACTTCGACTTCATGGTCGAACCCGAAGAACGAAACGGACGGGATTTCTCCGGGACGATTCGCCCACGACTGCGCGCCGGTCAGCGTCGCCACCGCCTCGCCGATCTTCCATAGTTGCTCGCCGACCGGATCATCGTGACGCTCGCGGTGCTCCGTGAACGGCGAGGCGCGCATCTCGGCTTCGTCGAGCGTCATGTTATATTTGGCGAGCAGCCGGGCGAGTGCTTCGGCCGCTGCAAGTGCCTCTGCCTCGGTGCAGCCATTCTCGACGGTCTTTGCGGCCAGCGCGCGGATGCGACCGGATATGGTGGCGCGGTTAGCCTGCGACATGCTGCACCTTGGCGATGGCGCTTTCGGCTATGGCCCTCACGGTCAGGCAAAGGTCCTGCGCCGTATGCGCGTTCGCCGAATTGGGCGTCAGCTTCGCGAGACGGTCAAGTGCCTCCCGCAGTTCGGCCGTGGCGGCTTCGCGGTGGGCTGAGATGGCTAGGGTGGCGGCGAGCATCGTAGGATTGGCGAGAATGGTCCGGGCGCACATTACGTCCGCCTCCGTCACGGTCGGCTGGTTAAGGTTGGTCATGGTCTCGTCCTTTCCACAAACAGAGCAGGGATTGTTCTCGCCCTCGGGCCGATCCTCGCAGGCTATGCAGGAAATGCTACGCATTGCTCCCTCCTTCCGGTTCGGGGAGGTGGTCGAAGCTAGAGTCGGCATCGCACCATTCACCGACGTAATCCGCCGCAAGTCTCGTCGTCCGCTCTATCGCGGCGATGGCGGACTGAACACCGTACCAACCATCATGACCACCGTTTATGATGGCTCGACCAACTTCGTCTTTGCTGTGCGCTGGCAACACGCTGGCAGCGATCTCCCGCGCCATCGCGAGAACCTTGGGATGGGTCATTGCTGTTGCTCCTGTAGGTAGGCGCGGACGGCGAGGCCCCGCTTGAGCAGTGGATTACCGATCTTCTTTCCGCAAAGGCCCATGTCAACGAGCCGACGGCGAACGTCATGGCGTGTTCCCCTGCGCATGAACCATTCGCCTAACACGCCGCTCTGCCATGCTCCCTCAATCGCTTTCCGCTGGGCTGGGCTAAGCCCCCGTGCGATCCTCTCCACCTCACCCGACATGCGCGCCTCCTGTCCACCGATACCCGCGACGCCAGACGGTCTCGAACGGCACGGCGATCCCCTCGCCCGCCAATATTTCCCTGATCCGGTGGATCTGGATTCGCACCGCGGCAGAGACGTCTTCCGCATCAGAATGCCGCGCGCCCAACGTCTCCGACGACACGATGCGTCCGACATCCTTCGCGAGCGAGTGCAGGATTCCGACCTGCGTTTCGGTCAGCCCTTCGATCAGTTTGCCTCGGCATGTGACGCCGTCGCGCGGGTCGATCACCCAATCGTCGACGACGAGCACTTCGTCTTTGCGTAGGTCATAGCCGCAGTTCGGGCAGAAGGGAGGGATGGTGTAGTGGGGTCGCATGTCAGGCGTCCCGCGTCCAACGACCGGCGTCGTGCAGCGCGCAGTTCGGGTCTTCTCCGAAGACTTCGCCGCAAGTGCAGGTCGGCTTCACCTCACCCACGATCATTCTCCCCGGACAGCAGGGCATCGAGACCGGCGCGGATTTGCGCGATCGTTCCATTTGCTTGCTGCGTTGCGATGCCGAGCGCATCCTCGGGCGTGTCGGCGTTCACGATGAATTGCAGGACACTGCCCCGATCACCGATGCCCTCGAATTCAATCCATGCGGCGTAACGATCGCTGGTCATGGAGGGGTGGCAATAGATTTTCGCGGGGCCTTTCTCGACGCGATAATGCCAGCCGCTGTTTTCCCAAACGTGAGGTTTCCAGCCATCGCCCATTCGGGCGGCAAGCGCGGCGCAGTTACGGGTCGCGACGTCGAACGCCATCTTGCTGCATTTGTGTCCGCAGCGAGGCGAGCAATACACGGTTCCGTCATCGCTCAAGACCGGCGTCCATCCGTCCGAGCGGACCTTTTCCATCGTGGTAGTCACCGATCATTCTCCCCGGTTGATTGAGCGCGGAGGGCGGCGTCGATCGCATCGAGCGCGGATTGCGACATGCCGATCCAGTCAGCGTCGCGGTGCTCCTTTGCGTCGTTCAGGTCGGCCTCAATGATGCCGCGCGCGATCGATAATCCGTCGACCGCCTCCCGCAGCCGCTCGGTCTGTGACTGGTCGGTGGTGAGGGCGGCGAGAGGCGTTGCGACATACCGATTGCGTCGAGGATCAGCGGTGATGTCGTAAACCGACGAACAGCGAGCAGTGCGGGTTTGAAACACGCCCTTGTCTCCCGGCGTCCACCCTTCCGCTTTGTAGATCGCTGCGATGAGGTCGTCGGCGACCGCTCGTTCAATGACGCGGCGCTGCACCGCCCCGCCTTGCTCGATAGCTGCACCGGATGCAGAAGCGCGGTCGGCCGCGTAAAATGCAGGCATTAGAGCCGGGATTGCGTCGATGATCTCGTCAACCTTGTTGGCGGCCGCTTCAATCGCGGAGATACCAGCACCCGTGCGCAATGCTTCATCGTGCTCGATGCGCAGCCGGGTCAGTTTGGAAATTTCACCAAACAGAGCCGCCATTTCGACGGACATGTGCTTACCCGCCCCACTCTCCCGCTCGGCATTGCCTGATTGCGAGAGGCGGTGGCGGAACCGGTCGCACATTATATCGAACACTTCCTGCGCAGTGCGGCTTTCGATGCCGATGATCGGGCGCAAAATGTCAGCCTGCGTCGGCTTTAGCTGGCTATCGGGGGTCATATCCGTTCCCCATCGATATCAACTTCAACGAGCGGTACCGCGACTTCCTTGTGGCAAATTTTCTCGGGGTACTGCCCGCCGAAGTGGACGGCGAAATTCTCGTCGAGCCGCACGCGACATTCGAGATAATGTCGCGGATTGCTGACGAATTGATGCGTGTGACGTGGCGTCGGTGAGAAATTCAGCCCGCCGCCAACGCTGCATTCTTCCTTTCTGCCGTTCCACTGATGGTCGATCGGCGTCGAACCAGGCTCGTAGGTCGTGCCCCATTTGGAACGATACCCCTCGCCGACCGCCTTGTAGACGATCGCGCAGCCATCTTCGACGCGGACACCGTAGAAGTCGCACCAGTCTTGTGGCGTTTCGAGTTTGATCTGAAACTGCAGACCACCTTCGATTTTCGCATTTCCCTGAACACGAATGATGACGTTCGCTGCGGCCTTGCCGGTGAGACGGTCGCCGCGGGTGAACACATAGGAGAACCCGTTAGCATCCAAGCACGGCGCGCTGGTCCCCCTCGTCACGATGCGGGGCGCGCTGGTCTCCCACGTCTCGATGCACGGCGCGCTGGTCTCCCACGTCTCGATGCACGGCGCGCTGGTCCCCCTCGTCACGATGCGGGGCGCGCTGGTCCCCCTCGTCACGATGCACCCTTGCACGTCGGTGGTCGAGATTTCGACGTCCGCCGCCACTTGGATGTCCACACCCGTCAGGCTCACCAGAGCGAGAGCGAACGAACCGCCCACAATCCGAACCGGCTTACCAGCCTTGATCGCCTTTTCGGCAGCGGTTTTCGTTTTGACTTCAACGCGTTCCATTACACAAACTCCCACTCACAGGGCTCGCCAGGGCAAGCGCGAAAAAACGCCACGATCAGGTTCATCAGGGACGGCGCGCGCTGCGGCAGCTGCGACAATCCGGTGCCGAGCCCGTCGCGTGGCACGTAGACCGTCAGACCCCGCACCAGTGCGGCCGAGACCAGCGACAGGTCGAACGTCACGCTCTGCAGCGCCGCAATCGAACCCTCATGGTAGAAGTCGCCATCACCCATGCCTGGCGCGAACTTCGTCGCGATACCGATTGCGTTCGGCTCGCCGCGCATCGCCGCGGCCTGCCCGCCCATACCGACGCGCTGGCAGTTGTCGCCGAACACGAACCGCGCACCGGGCTCCGCGCGCAGCATGTCGCGCGTCACCCATTCCAAATATTTCACCTGGCCGACCATTTTCTCTGACGCCTCCACTACGAATCACTTTTGACGTGATATTTCCCCGAGAAATATTTGTCAACTGAAACGTGTCATAACACGTTTCGCTTGCATCGTGCAAAGAATCACCTTATACGTGATTCGTTCGCTGATCCCGAGTTGATTGCACCGCCCTGCGATCCTCCATCCACGGTCGGCGAACAGCACCGAACCCCGCAGCGTTTTCCTCCCCTGGCGCTGCGGGGTTTTTGGTGTGCGAACGGTCGGGTTTTTTGCTATTTCTCCGAGAGGTGTGTATTTCTCTGGCTTGTTATTTCTCTGGGGCGAGGGAGACATGTATCATGCGTCGTTATTTCTCTGCTGTCGGCATGGTGGCGCTGTTGCTGGTGGCGGGTTGCGCGTCGGTCGGGACGAACTACAGTGCCGCCGCGGTTGACCAGTTGCGAGCCGGCATGTCGCGCGCTGAAGTAATATCGATCATGGGTGAGCCCACGTCCCGCGCCGTGCGACCCGATGGCCGATATGTTCTAGGCTGGTCCCATGCGCGCTCGAGCGCGTTCGGCGCCACGACTGCCAAGGCTATATTTTTGGGGTTTGACCCTGACGGGCGCTATACCGGCGCGCTGTCTGAATCGGAATCGGACTCAAAATGAAACCTATCATCGCTCTAGGCGCACTTGCCGTTCTATGCGTCGCGGCGTTCTTCGCGCTGCTAAATCATTCTCCCATGCCGCGTATCGCCCATGGTGCGAATGAGTGCCGCGACCTGGCATTAGGTGACTGCCTTGAAAAGAAACGCGTCGATCGGAATCGTGAGCGTTACGCTAAGGCGATGCGCGCTGAGCTCAGCGAGTCCGAACGCGAGCAATACGGTTTCGAGTAAGGAACGCCCCGCCGCGACCATGTCGCCGACGCGTCGGCTTCGACTGACACAAAAAACCCCGCACGATGGCGGGGCTTAGTGACTGTAGGCGGTGGCGCGGCTCTATCTCCCGCGTATCACCTCGAGCAATGCCAGCCATAGCGGCAAAGCGATTATCAGGCACGCAACCAGAAATATGCGACCCCACTGGTCGACGCGCGCCGCGGCTAGTGCTTTCTGTTCAGCTGTCGCGCCTTTCGACGCGATCCAGGCGAGACCGACAACTAGGGCGATCATCATTAGCATGGCCGGTTTCATACCGCCTGAAGGACGTTGAAACCAGCATCACGCAAGCAGCGATCCCAAGTCCGACCATCGTCCTGAATCAGACTGAAACGAAACACGCTTATATGTGCTTGGTTCTGAGCTTTCGATTTTGTGCCTCTTCCTGGAATATCCGTATCAAGTTTCCGCGCTGCCGCTTCCACCGCGGCGCTCGCCTTGTCATAGCCACCGCCGTCGGCATGTCCGCGCACCATTTCAACGCCTATCCAGTGGAGATAAGCAGTAACGCGTCCCGATGCGCCGAATTTCATCGCCACGGTTGCGACGCACTCGCCATCCTTCAGGATGACATGTGCAGAAACTTGCGCGAAGGCAGCGTCATGCTGCTCGTAAATCCGAGTCATAATCAAATATCCCCTTGTAATTCAGCCGCGATCACGCGCGCCGCGATCGAAGCGACGGCGACGAATCCGGCCAGTGAAATCAGATGAATGCCGGTCATCACGAGTGACCGACGATCGGGAAGATGACGCGTCCGCGGCGGCGCAATTCCGCCCATGGGTCGCGTATCTGGTAGTCAGGGAAGCCCCATATCGGGCACCCTTCCCCGTCCCATGCGCGATTTTCCTCAGCGTCCCATGTCAATCCGCAGCTGAACGCCGGCATGTCGGTGAGTCCGAGCATTTCAGGCGGGACAGGCTCGAGTCCGTTGCCGCCAATGTTCTCGCAAACCTCGGACTCCGCGCGGTAATACCCGCCGTCTGCCGCCGCGCTTGCCAGATCCGCGCGCCCGGCATTCGAGGCGGTGAATAGCAACCCCGCATCGGTGATGCGGGCGGCGATATAGTTGTTTCCCCATATCATTGCGTGATTCCTACTCGTTTCACGTGATTAACTGGCAGGCCGGACGCGCCGAACGGTAACGCCGCCCTCTTCGCCACAATTGAAATGCCACCCGGCCCCGTTCTTGATCATCTCGCGGACTTCGCGCCGCGTTTCGGCGGCCGACATGTTGCGCGGTACGCTGACGGTAACATTCATGGTCACCTGCTTGCGCCGCTTGTCCCACTCTCTATACATTACAAATCTCCCGTTTCGCGTGATTTATGCCGAAACCAGCGCGGCCAATCTCGTTCCCATGGCGACCGCGGCGGCGCGCGCTGCAGCATCGCATTCATCAAGATAATCGTTGGCGGTTTCGGTCAGATAGTCGCCAGCGTCGGACTCGATACCCCATAGAGCATGGTCGAATTCGCCGGTTAGCGGCAGATCCTCTACGAACGCTTGCACGGCGACACCGGCATATTGCCATTGATCATCGCACCATTTCCGCAAGCGGTCATAGTCTGCCATGGCAGCAGCTGCAGCGTATTGACGCGGTGTCATGGTCGCGCGGTGCGCGTCATGTAGAGCGGCGACCGCTTTGCTTTCGCTGTCGAAGCCGCCGACGTTGCAGCCGGGCGCATGCCCGTTGCCAAACCAAGCATACCACTTGCCGCCGCTATTCTGTAATGCTGTCATGGGATCGGGGATGTAACCCCACCCGTCGCGCCGCGCGATCTTGCACGCTTCAGCAAAGTCATAGAAGCGCGCCCGACCATGGTAGACGCTGCCGCCATCGTCGCACAATTTGAGATCGCCCGGCGCCTTATCGTATCGTCCCGCATAGTTGCGGGCCCGCCAATCCGACACCGGACCATGCCCGTCTTCGCGCTCCCATGGTGGCGTCATATCGTCATCGGCGTGCAACGTAGCAACGAAACGGATTCCGCCCCGCTCGCATTCGATCGTTTCGCCAGAATAGCCGCTGAATCTATCGGTAAACATCGTCCCTACCCTTTCCGAATCACGTCTAACGTGAGTTTATCTTAAACCTAATAACTCACGTTTCAAGTGTTATTTCACCCTATCAGTGACTCTATCAGCCATGAATCCATCCCGATCGCCTCGCGCGGCAGCGATCCGCCATTGACGCAACGCGCGCACGCGCCTGTTGACACGTATCGGACGCCATCGGCATGACCATGGCGGCAACTGGCGCCGGTGTAATATTTCAGGCGGGCACGGCGTGCCTGGTCGCGTGCGGGGGATTTGGGGCGGGCCATTATACCAGTCGTTCCCCGTCGCAGTACGCCTCGCCGGACGCGACACAACTGGTCTCGAATTCATACGCGCTCCACCAATCATCGGCGAGGTGATATTGGCGAGCGTGACGTTTCAGCGCACGTCCCATTGCTTCATTCGCTTCGGACTCCGTGCTGCCGTAGGTGAGGAATTCGAAGTTTTCCGTTTCCAGACGAACAATCCAGATCATGCTGCTGTCACCTTCGTTACCGTAGCGTGCCGCGGCAAATCGAATTCACCCCTATCGGTGACCAGTAACAGCATGTTGCCTGGCCGATTATGGACGTCGACAACGCGGCGCGGGCCATGGAATAAGATGCGATCGCCGACTCTCAGGTCGCGGACTAGAGTTTGCATATCATGACCTCTCTCTCTATCTCAATGAACCGTCGCCGCGGTCATCTCGCGGCATATCAGCGCGTCAATAGCCCGAGCGCGCTCCGCGACGTTCGACGGGATGACGGGCGGCGCTTCGCCGGCCCCGAGCAACAATTCAGGCTCTTCCAACATCGTCATGATCCAGGCGACATCAAACCAATCGTCGAATTCGGAGTCCCTCATCCCGTCGATATTCATCGGGAACGTGAGGCGGGCGGCGAGCTCGCGCGTCATGGGGTCGGTGTAGGTCATCGGATGTTCTCCCTATTCATCTTGTCCGCGACGCGTTGCGCCGCTTCCCATGACCGGAACAAGCGCAACCGCCCGCCCTTCCCTTCGGACTCCAAAAACGTCACTCCGGTTGCCGCGACGCGCTGATAATCAGGGTGGGGTGGGAAGAATTGACGCGTAACGCGCCACCCTTTCGGATGGCCGCTGCTCGCCTTCCATTGTCCATGGTAGAGCGCGTCGGCGAGAGTCATGGCGGGGCGGTTCAGAGCGGCGCTCACGTCGCCGACTCCTGCCCGACGATGTAAAGCGCGCCATCGTCGCCGACATATGTCTCAAGCGACGGGTGGCGCGCGACCAGGTCCGACAATGCTCGGCCGATGCGGCGATTCAGGTCGCGGTCATCACAAGCCCATATGTCGCGGTCGCGAAACCCTGCACCATGGCCGGCGCGTTCGAGATACAGATCGCTGCCGATTTGCTTGCGAACATGATTCCATGCCTGATTGCAAAACGTCGCCAGATTGACGTCATCGGTTACGTTCACCGCGCGCGCCGCAGTTATAAACTGGTCGCATTCCGCGATAACAGCGCGCAATGTCGCGTCGGGGCAATCGTATATTGTGCCGGTGTCGCGCGCTTCGCGTTCCTCGCTGCACGCTTCGTCCGCTTCGCGGTATTGCGCGTCCTGCAGCATGGTGGAGAGGAATCCCTCGACCATGGGATTGGCGCTGAATATATCTTGCCTTTCGGCATCCGGACTTCGCATCTCAACGATTCCTTTCAATCAGCCCGCAGCCCGCGGGAAAATCAGACGAGTCCATCGCGAACAGGTCGCCGCCGGCGCCGTCGCATTCATGGGCGATGAATTTCGGGATTGGCGGCGTTGCGGCGATCGACACCGCTAAGAGGGTGACGGCGACGCCAGCGGCTAGGCCGGTGAGGTAGTAGCGGATCATTGATCCACCTCCCTCACGCCAACAGCGACAATCGTATTCCCGCTGCGAAACGTGCGACCAGTCGCCATATGCACGGCCATGATATCCAGCTGCTCGGCGACCATGCGGTCGCGGCTTGCTTCGCTGACACAGTGAGCGATTGACGCCGTGCCGTCGCTAAGTTCGGCGATGACGTGATACTTGACGCGCTCGAAAGTCCTCCGGAGTACGGCGGGCGTATTGTCGGGCAGATCCATCGTTATTCCCCTTCATGGGTGACCCGCTGCGCGAATCACTTTTGACGTGATTTACCTTAGGACCGCCGCGTGAATAGTCAACTCTCGCGTGAGTTTTTTTGGGAGTAAATCTTAGGACGCGTCGACCATGGTGCGGCGCCAGCTGGCGCCGCTGCAGGCGACGGCGCTTCATCCGTCATTCTAAGTTTTACATGGGCGGGAACGTGAGGGGCGGCGTGCCTGGCCGCTTCGGGTGACGTGTTGTGGTGATACAGTTTAGCTTAAATCAGGTGTATTAGTTGCACGATACAGTTTAGCTTAAAATAACGCAGTTGTATGACAACTTTGTTTTAACTTAGACACGCGACTCGTGACATATCGGCTCTAAGGTTAACTCATTTGTCAAGTAAAATCAGCACCTTGGGTCCCTCTCAGCGAGTGCCGGCAGGGCGAGTGGCGCTGAGCCCCGGTTTCGGACAGTTTTCATTTAAGCTAAATAGGCTTAGAGTTTACCTTAGGAACGGACGACATGGCTCATAAGTCGTTGATATTGCATCGGAAAAATCTTGTTCCAGATCTTGTTCCGTTATTTCCGTTTGATTTCAGTAATTTAAGCTAAACTGGAACAAGGGCCTAATTCTTGTTCCACGTTCTTGTTCCAAATTTTTTGCGGTTTTTCAGCCATTTGAGCTAGGTGGAACAAGAATCAGCCATTTTTCCCTAGAAACTATCCTTGGGGGTAAATGGAGCGATCAATGGTAGGTATCGACGAAGCACGAGACAGAAAAAACGTTCTGCGAGACGACAAGTCTTTAGGAAAAACGGCCTGTTCCAGTTCCACTTGGCGCAACACGTTGAAACTACTTCGAAATTCTGGAACAAGAAGGTGGAACAAGAATTTTCGATCTTGTTCCAGTTCCACCCTGAATTTGCTACTAAGTTTTATTCGGAGCCCGAAATTAGCGCCGCGGCGTTCTAAGGTTTATTCGCCGATGATCGCGCACCTAGTTGAGCGTCATCTAAGATTTATCCACCGAGACACGTCGCGCCGTTTCTAAGTTTTATTCCGCGGTGCGGTCGATGGTCGCTCGGGATCACGATGCGCTTGAGTGCGTCGCGCTATCACGCGAGACGTGTTGACTCCAATTGCATACTCACGTATCAGGTGATTCTATTTCCACGGGAGGATCGCCGACATGGAAGACGCCACTGCTCGCATCACCCGCATCCACGTCACGCGGATATACGAAAGCTGCGAGCGCATCACGTTCTTCGTCCAGGTGACGACCGACGAGGGTTTCGAGATGACGGTCGTCAGCCACGCGACTGGCTCGATCTACACCGACGGCAAAGGTCTCACCGTCGACGAGGCACGCGACCGCGCACTGACCGACGCGGCCGATTGGGGCGACTTCCTGCGGATCGCGCCAGACCCTTTCCTGGTCGACGGGTACATCGTCGATCCGAAGTTGCGGTTCGAGCGATTCACGACGCGGCGAGTACTGGCTGAGCGTCGCGCGCAGAAGCAGACCAATGTCTGACCTGATCACCCTATTCCGCGACATCTTCATGACCATAGGCACGATCGCCACCGGCCTCACGCTGCTGTGGCTCGCCGCATTGGTCGTGCAGGTCTGCCGGGCGATATTGCGATGAATCACCCTCATCACATCATCTGCCAGCGTGTCGGGATGAGCTATTGCCCAGACCGGGCAGGCAACGACACCGAAGTCGTGCGACTGGCCGAATGCGTACGCATGGTCGACAAGATCAAGAGCAATCCGACAGCCGTCGCCGATGAGATCACGCGATATCTTAACGACCTAGAAGAGAACCCATGACCGCCAGATGCGCGACATGCCGCTTTCGACACCCTGACCTACGGCCCGGCTACGAAGGCGCAGGCGAGTGCCGCCGCTTCCCTCCGACTCTGGCTGTGTGGACCATGACAGGCCACGAGCAACCATCACAACCCGGTTTCGAGCAACATTTTCCCTGGATGCAGGCCGACGCTTGGTGCGGCGAGCATCAACCCTCAGGAGACCCCGTGACATGACCGCCATAGCCGCCATCACCCACAACGGCGTCGTCACCATGGGAGGCGACAGCGCGAGCGTCGGGGATTCACACTATCTCAAGCACAGCGCGACGCCCAAGGTGTTCGAGGTCGGCCCGTTGTTGATCGGCTACACGTCATCCTTCGCGATGGGACATGCGCTGCAGCATCGCCTGACGTTCAGCGTCGAAGAGATATCGGACATTCCCGCGGCGAACGACGCCGCCGCGCTCGACAAGTGGATGGCAACGATATTTGCCGACAAGGTCCGCGCGTTGATGCGTGAGGTCGGCTTCATGTCGAACGACAAAGGTGCAGAGCGCGGCGGAACGTTCCTGGTCGGCCTCAAAGGGCATATTTATTGCTTCGACTCCGACTATCACGCGCTTCGCTGTCTAGAAGGTTACGCCGCCTGCGGGTCGGGCGTGACAGCGTGCATGGCGGCGTTGTGCGTGCTCACGAAGATTAAGCCGGCGCCGAGCGTGACGATCATCCGCACGAGCAGTCGAAAGGCTCGGCCGTTCGAGCCCCTGCCGGAAGGTGACATGGCTGTGGAAATGATCGAACTAGCATTGGAGGCAGCGCATTCGTGCGTGACGACGGTGCGACCGCCGTTCCATATCATTCAGGGAGGACGGGCGTGATTATCAATCCCAACATCATCTCCGAAGTCGCTGACACCCTGACGGACATCGAGACGCGTGCGATCGGCGAACTCGACACGTTCTACGGCCACGGCCCTGGACATCTCGCCTCCAACCTGCAGATTTCCATATCGGAAGCGCGCGACACTCTGCGCAGCCTCCGTGCTAAAGGGATCGTAGCCTTCGGTCACCTGATGGACGAAGACGAAGGCATGATGCGAGGCAAGGGTTACTGGCTCGACAACTTCGGCAAGGCGGTGCGCAAGTTCATCGGGTTGGACCCTTGCGACATGGTTGAATCTCGCTGATTTCCTAATCGCGCCCGGCCATCCCGAACCCCGCGCAGCTCCTAGAGATTTTACCGATTTCCTCCCGGCCCCGGCCACCCTACCCGATCAACATATCCGCCATCATTTGCACCGCGCCCATGCGTCGATAAGTGCGCTGCTTCCCGTGCAGTTTGAAGCGGAACTGCTCATCGGATTTCTCCCATCCGGGGATGCGATTCATGCAGCGCCCGACCATCGCAGCCTTGGCAGCATCATACTGCTCCTGACGCCCGCCAAGACAGTCGATCCATATCTCCCGCAGACACGTCACGTCACGCGGCTGACCGTTCTCAGCGTCGAACACCCCTTCCGCAGGTATCGACTTGTCGAGCCAATCGGCAATGATGCCAATGGTCGCATCGTCACTCGTCTCGACGCGCCGGCTTTCCTGCAGGTGCGACGCGATCGTGCGGGACATGGGGTCGGTGAGATATAGCGGCAGGATGCCGCGCGGCTGCTTCTCGCGCATCTGCCGGTACAGCGTGACCGCTTCGGCCCATATCTGGTCAAGGTTCGCCTCGAGCGCGCTGATGTCGATCTCGGAGACCGCACACATGACAGGCCAGAAGCGGCGCCCACCCGTGTCGTCCTTGAGATATTCGCGGTCATTGGTCGAACCGATGAAGATACACTGGCGAGGGTATTCCCCTGCCCGCCTCGCGTAAGCCAGGCGCACGCGATCTTTCTGCCTGCTGATGAATGCCTTGATCGAGCGCACGTCGCCGCGGTTGAAGCCCGACAGTTCAGGGATCTCCATGATCCACGCGCCCTGCATCAGTTCGACCATCTGCTTCTGGTCGTGGAAATCACCGTCGAGTTCGGCGAACCAGCTGCGGCCGAGCGTCTGGATGAAGGTCGATTTGCGCTTCCCCTGAAGACCCTCAATGATCACAGCGAAGTCGAACTTGTGGCCGGGCTCATAAATCCGGGTGACCGCGGCGATCAACATGAGGCGCGCTATGTCTCGATTATAGGCGTTGTCGGTCGTACCCAGATAGTCGATGAACAGTCGCTCTGCGCGCGGTACACCGTCCCACTCGACCGATTCCAGATATTCCTTGATCGGATGGAACGGGTTGTTGTCCGCGGCGAGGACAATGGAGGATTTCAGGTCGCGATCAGTGACCTTGGTTGAATAGCCGCCTTGCGTCTTCGGCGCCTCGATCACGGAACGGATCGCGAAGTCGCGGTCATCGCTCCACAGGTCGCCGTTGATGCCGTCGCGGACGGTCCACATGCGACCTTGAAGCTGTTTCACCGGTTTTGCGGCGCGGGCGCGCTGGAACATCTTACCTGGTTCGCGGCGCTGCACCGTCTCATGGGTGAAATCGTTGAGTTGCGGCACGCCTTCGAAGCGCGGATCGTTCTTCAGGATGAGTTCGACGTTGTGGAGCGTCGAGCGCAGTCCCCCTTCCTCGTTGAAGTCGAGCAGCGAGATCCAGTCGAGGTTGCGCGGCTCGTCGTCATCAGCGCCGCCGTCAAGCGCCGCCAACGTCTCCTTGATATCGTCCTCGGTGACCGCGTCGTCGTCGGATTTGGCTTCGGGATCGGTGTCACCCGAGGCAAGGAACTCGTCGAGATCGCCAGATTCGTCATCCGCATCGTCGAAAGCCGTCGAAGGCTCGAGATCGTCCAGATCGGAACCGGCGAGCAGCATGTCGGTGATTTCGGACTTGCGCTGGTCGATGATCCACGCGCGAACCGACGCCATCGTGACCGGCGCGCGGCGGTTCCGCCCGAAGCTGCGCCACTTGCGCGGCATTTCGCGTGCATCGAATTTTTCGCTGCGCTGACTGTGCTTGAGCCAGAGGTCGTAACCTTCCTGCGCGCCTCCGAATTGGTGGTGAAGCGCCTGACCGAGCGTCACCCAGTCGTGATAATCGTCGATCCTGGCATCGGAGAGCGCGTCCAGTTCATCTTCCAACTGACCGGGTTTATAGGAAAGGGGTTCGCGGGTCTCGAAGCCATAGGTTTCCTCGTGCGCGACGGTCAGTTTCTCGAGTCGCTCGGTGCTGATCGCAGGAGACACGCCGAGTTCGAGCATGTCGAGATCGAATGGACGTTTCCAGGTGTAGCGTTCGCCCGAGTCGGGGTGAATCGAAGGGGGCATCGCGACCTGTTTGTCGGTGCCGAAAATCTCGATTTCCCAGTCATAGTGCCACTTGCCGTTGGCGCTGCGATGTTTCCCCTCAGAGACGGCGATTTTGCGGCTGCGATAGGAGCGGGAGCAGGTGAAATACAGGTGGCGCGATGCACCTCCACTGCCCGACTTGACGCATGGCAGCGTGTCGAGCGCGACATCGGGGAATAGTTCGCGCAGCTTGTTCCATGCCTCTGTGGCGAGCTGGGGCACGCGAATGTCGACGTCGATGACATGGAGATACGTGCCGTCGACCAGGCGAGACGGCTCACCGAGACGCACACCGACGTTCAGGTCGGGATTGTAGGTTTCGCGTAACCTGTCGAATGTTGGGGGATCGATGCTCGTCCAGCGGTTCTCGACAGGCTTTTTTGTGCGCGGTCGCAGCCAGTGGATCGCGAAACCCGCGGCGCGAAACGGCGCAATAGTCGTCAGAATATCTTGGCCGTCGTCAGCCATCGGCCACCACCCTCAATCGAACGAGAATTATTCGCAGAACTCGTAGAATCGTTCGAGCGCGGGAGGGGTGGCGGCGATTGCCTGAAGGGCCGCGATATTGGTCGGCGCGTTACAGAGACGATGCAGCGTTCGCGCGTTCGTGGGCGTCACCACGCCTCGGCGCAGCCACTTGTAGATGCCTTCGGCGGTCAGGCCGACATCCTTGGCGATTCGAGGCACGTCCAGCAGGCCGCGTTTTGAGCGATATGTGGGGAAATTCTCGAAGAGAAAGCGATAAAAGGGCTGATCCCGCCATGGGTCGCGACCCTGTATTTCGGTGCTGTGCATAGGCTGCTCCGGTGAAAGATGATGGCGTGGTAAACCTGATTGGAATAGAAATCAACCGAGACGTGTTGTTTCACGTTTCAGTTGATTTTAGTCGCGCGATGTGGTGAAACGCGGCGACTCGCATGGTGCGAGCCGTTACCGCACAAAGGGACACGAACATGAGCATCGAAGCCTTGCTCAAGGCGCACACCGAGGCGCTGGAAGCCAACACCGAACAACTGAAAATTCTCAACGCCGGTCGCGCCGAAGCGATCGAAAAGCTGACCGCGAACGATGCGGGTGCGACGGCGACGCGCAAGCCGCGCGCATCGAAGAAGGCCGAGGAAGCGACTGCAGCGGCCGAACCCGCGTCGGCTCCGAAGGACGACACTGCCCCGGCGTCGTCGAAGACTGGGAAATGGAACCCCGACATCAGCGACGACGGACTCCGCGCGCTCGCCGGTAAGCTCGTTGCCAAGGTCGCACCCGACCAGTCGAATAAGGCCGAGATCGCCGGCGCGCTCACGTCGATCAATCAGGAACTCGGCACGCCGAAGCTCGTCGGAGCCGACAGCACGCTCGACGACGATGGCAAGCGCAAGGCCGCGTTCTTCCTGACGCGGTTCGTCAACGACATGTCGGTCGATTTCAACGCCGACTATGACTTCGGCGAAGATCCGCTGCGCCAGGCGGTCGAGCCTGCCGCGGAAGAAGCCGCTGGCGACGACGGCTTCGACATCGGCTGACGGACAGCCGATCACCAATGCTAAGGGACTCCCTCCACGCCAAACTCGCGCCGTCCGCGGCAAACTTCTGGGCGAATTGTCCAGGGTGGGTTGAAGCGTGCGAGGGCATCCCGAACGACACCAATCGTTACGCCGCCGAGGGCACCGTCGCACACAAATATCGCGACTTCTGCCTGAAAACCGGCACGTTTGCCGAGCAATTCATCGGCCAAACCGAGATTTACCAAGGGACGGAGTCGCGCTGGAACGGCGAATCGTTCGACGTCGCACCTGTCACCTACGAATTTACCTGGACCGAGGATGACGCGCGCTTGCTGCAATTCGGCATCGACGAGGTTCGCATCTTCGAGGGTGAATTCTTCGGGGAGTATCGCGTCGATATATCGAAGTGGCTTGGACCTGATCAGTTCGGCACGCTCGACGCGGCGATCGTCTCCGATGACCTGATCGTCATCAACGACCACAAATGGGGTCGCTACATCCCGGTCTCGGCGGTGCAGAACAAGCAGATGATGCTGTATGCGCTCGGCTTCTGGTGGAACGTCGCGCGCAACGTGTCGTCCGCAAAGGATTTCCTGATCATCATTGATCAGCCGCGCTGCTACGGCGGTGGCGGTCGATGGCACGTCACCCTCGACGAGTTGCTGGCGTTCGGCGAGACGATCGGCGCGCTTGCCGAAGCAGCCCTGACGCCGGGCGCTCCGCGTCGCGCCGGAACGCAATGCGGATATTGCCTGCGGCTTCAGCACTTCGGGTGCGACGCGCACGACAATCTCATGAAGGATCTGACCATGGAAGCTGAACAGGTGCGCGAGATTGGTCGCGCCGTGACGCCCGAGCAGCGCAGCCGCCTGATCCTCCATAAAGGGATGATCGAAAAGTGGCTCGACGAACTCGCGAAGAATGCACTGGTCGATTATCTCGACGGGAAGCAGGTTCCGTTGCTGAAGGCCATCGAAGGTCGCGCGAACCCGCGAAAATATGTCGACGATGAGGCAGCGACAGTGCGTCTCACCGAAACGCTCGGCGACCGCGCCATGGCGCCGCCCAAAGTTCTCTCGCCGACGCAGCTGGAAAAGCTGATCGGCCCAACGCTCACGGACGCCGCATTCGGCGATCTGATCACCCGCAAACCTTCGACGCCGGTTCTCGTCCCGGTGGAGGATAGCCGCCCGGCAATACCCGTCGTGACGGCGATGTTCGACGATATCGAATAGGAGTACAATGATGTCCGCTGACATTGATCCCGCGCCGACCGAATTTTCGGAAGAACAGATCGAGTCCGACAAGATCCTGTATTATTTCCATTACAGCCATCTGCCCGACCACCTGCAACGCGCCTCGCGACCATTCTGCGATCTGGCGCGGCACATCGTCGAAACCATCCCGCGCAACGCCGAACGCACCGTTGCCCTCCGCAAACTGCTCGAAGCGAAGGACGCCGCCGTCAGGGCGAACGTCGGATAATCCACACGAATAGGAGAAATTATCATGGCAGAACAATTGAACGTTCCCGACAAACGCGTTGTGAAAATGAATCGCGTCCGCCTGTCGTGGACCGACAGTCTCAAGACGAAGTCGCGACCGAAAGGCGTCGACGACGGCAAGGAAAAATATAACTGCAACATCATCATTCCGTCCGACCACCCCAAATTCAAAGAATATCTGCAGGCCTGCGTGGGCGCGATCGAGGAATCGGGCGCGCAGCAGTGGGGCAAGAAGGACGCATGGAAGACGATTCAGGAGGACAATCCCAAGCGCATCTGCCTGAAGAAGGGCGAGCGATTCAAGAACGAAGACGGTGAAATCTATGACGGCTACGAAGGCAATTACGCTTTCCCCGCCACAGGTCCGAAGGGTGGCGACGAACGTCCAAAACTGCTGGATCGCCACAAGCGCAACGTGGAAGAAGCCGATATTCTCGACGTGTTCTACAGCGGTAGTTACGCCGACGTGATCGTCTCGTTCTTCGGCACTGACAAGGGGGGTCGTGGCATCTTCTGTCAGGTCAACGGCATCCGCTCGCACCAGGAAGGCGACCGTCTCGCGGGCGGCGGTATCACCGTCACCAACGACATGTTCGACGATCTCGAAGACGACAATGCGTTCGACGACGCGCCGGCCTCATGTGACGGTGAATCGTCATCGTCCAGCGGCGGCGACGATTTCGATATCGGCTGATCCGCGAATCACGCGAAACGTGACAATGCCGCCCCACAGTGGTCGTGGGGCGGCATCCAACTGACCAGAGGAAGCAGGATGATCCGCGAGCAAATCGCCGTCGATATCGAGATCATGGGAAAATCCGGCCTATCACCGGAATTCCAACTCGGCTTCAAGCGCCGTCACGACGGCAAGGTCATCCAGTACCGCACCCGCACCCGTCTTACCGACGCCGAGATTGCTCGCATCCGCGCGATAATGACCGGCTACGAGATCGTGTCGTTCAACGGCAACAATTTCGACATTCCGCTGATATTCCTCGCGCTGCAGGGCGCAACGGTCGACGAGATCAAGGAAGCGTCGAGCCGCATCATCAACGGCAAGCTGAAATATTGGGAGACGCCGCGCATCCTCGGGATCGACATTCCGCGGCTTAACCACATCGACCTGATCGAACCGCAACCGAACGCATGGGCAAGCCTCAAGATGCTCAATGGTCGCCTGCACGGACAGAAGATGCAGGATCTCCCCTATCACCACGACGCGGAGATCACCGACGAGCAGTTCGACGAGATCGCCGCCTATAACGTCAACGACCTGGACGCGACGCTGCTGCTGCTCGACGCGCTCGAAGAACCGCTCAAGATGCGCGAGGCGATCGGCGCCGAATATGGCATGGATTTCCGGTCGAAGTCCGACGCGCAGATCGGCGAGGCCATCATTCGCAAGCGATCCGAGGAAGCGCTTGGTCGACGCATCGAAAAGGTTGATCTGAATAAGGTCGCCGGCACCAAGTTCCGATATCAGCCGCCCGATTATCTGCAATTTGAGACGGAGCAACTGCGCGCCATTCTTGAGCGCATCCGCGAGACGGATTTCTTCATCAACTATCAGGGCAAGGTCAGCTTGCCGGATTGGTTGGGTGATGCCGACGTCATCATCGGCGATACGCGCTACCAGATGGGCATCGGCGGGCTACATTCCACCGAAAAGAATCGCTCCGTCTACGCCGACGACTACGCGAAGTTGTTCGATTTCGACGTTGCGTCCTACTATCCGGCGATCATCCTCGGATCGGGCCTCTTCCCACAGGCCATCGGCCCCGTGTTCCTCGATATCTATCGGAAGATCCGCGAAGAGCGCATCATTGCGAAGCGCGAGGGTAATAAGGTCACCGACCAGGGGCTCAAGATTGCCCTGAACGGCACCTTCGGCAAGATGGGATCAGTCTGGTCCATCCTATACGCCCCGCACCTGATGATCGCCGTCACGCTCACCGGGCAGCTTGCCCTGCTGATGCTGATCGAGCGCGCCGAACAGGTCGGAATCCCCGTCGTCAGCGCCAACACCGACGGCGTCGTATTCCGCTGCCCGCGGCACCTCGAGCGCGAGTTGTTCGAGTTGACGCGCCAATGGGAGAGCGATACCGGCTTCGAACTCGAGTCCACAGAGTATCTGTCGCTACACAGCCAGTCGGTGAACACCTACATCGCGATCAAGCCCGACGGCAAAGCGAAGCGGAAAGGCGTTCTCGCGAACCCGCGCGCCGAGGGTGACCTTCGCACGCAGATGATGAATTCCCCGTCGATGAACGTCTGTGCCGACGCGGCAGTCGCTCACATCCTGCACGGAACGCCCGTCGATCAGTTCATTCGCGAGTGCCGCGACGTGCGCGACTTCGTAACGGTGGTTCAGGCGAAGGGTGGCGCCACCTGGCGCGACGAGTATCTCGGCAAGGTCGTCCGTTTCACCTGGTCGACCGACGGCGACGACATTCTCTATTCCGAACCGCACCCAGAGACGGGCAACTTCAAGAAGGTGTCCCGCAGCGACGGTTCGCGACCGCTCATGGAACTGCCCGACGAGTTTCCCGACGACATCGACTATTCGGCCTATGTCCGCACCGCAAACGAAATCCTGCTCGACGTCGGCTACCTGAAACGTCCACCTGTCGCGCCGAAGGCCAAGGTATATAGCTACAACCGCAGGGGCTGGCTGATCGCGTCGATCGCGGCGTGATGCGGTGATGATGTGATGCACGTCGTCGAAGCGCGTCAATGGCTTGCGCTAAGCGTGGCCGACTCCTTCCTCGACAGCCCACCTGTTCCATTTTCGTCGTTCGATGTGTCGCCCGGCGCGCGCTGGTTCCAGTTGCTCATTATCGAAAAGCTGGAAAAGCTGATCGCTCTCGGGTTTAGGCGAATTCTGGTGGTGCTTCCGACAGGTGGGGGGAAGACCCGCCTCGCGATCGAACTGTTCAAATCGGCGCTGAAGCACGGTCACACCGCGCAATTCGTCGTGCATCGCAAGGAACTGACAGATCAGACGTCCGAAGCGTTCGTCGAACAGGATCTTCCGCACAGCTTCATCACGTCGACCGACCCTTATGACCCGTCCTTCGCCGCGACGATCGCCGGCGTTCAGACTCTCGTGTCGCGTCTGGCGCGTCTCGCCGCGCCGGATCTGGTCATCATTGATGAAGCGCATCACGCCGCCGCGGGATCATGGTCGAAGGTGATGACGGCGTACCGCGGCGCGGTGCAGATCGGTCTGACCGCAACACCGCAGCGCCTCGACGGCAAGGGTCTCGACGGCCAATTCGACGCGATGATCATCGGCCCGACGGTCCAGCAGTTGATCGATGAAAAATTCCTGTCCCCCTATAGTTATTATGCGCCTGACATTCCCGACGTCTCGAAGATCCCGTCACTAGCGGGCGATTACAAGCGCGACAGTCTGCGCGAGCTCATGGACCGTCCACATCTCATCGGTGACATGGTCGAGCACTATGATCGCCTCGCGCGCGGCAAGACCGGCATCCTGTTCGCGACATCGATCGAGCATAGTCGGAACCTCGCGGCGGCGTTCAGTGCCGAAGGCTTCAGGACCGCCCACATCGACGGAACGACGATGGACCGTCACGAGCGGCGCCGCATCATGGAGGATTTCAAGGCCGGATATTATCCGTTGCTGTCGGCAGTCGATCTGATCGGCGAAGGGCTCGACGTGCCGGGTGTCGTCTATATCGGCGGCGGTCGCCCGTCCAAATCACTCGTCTTCCACAAACAAAGCATCGGTCGCGCGCTGCGCATGTTCCCAGGGAAAGATGAAGCTGTCATCTGCGACCATGCGGGCAATTTTATGCACCACGGCGGGCCGACGTCTGAATATGACTGGTCGTTGCAAGGACGCGCTACCGCAGCCGGCGCGCGCGGCCCGTCAGACGCGATACCGGTACGCCGCTGCCTGCAATGCTTTCAGGTCAGCTTCAGCCCGGCGAAAGTCTGCCCGTGCGGCGCAGAGTTTCCGGTGCAGAGTCGCGAGATCGAGACGCGCGAGGGGAAACTGACGAAGGTCGACGCCGCCGCGGCGAAGGAAGCGAAACGCAAGGCGCAGATCGCCCGCGTCCTCGAAGAGAAGGAATGCACCCGCTGGTCCGACTTCGAGGCGCTTGCACGGAGGCGCGGTTACAAGAACCCCGGAGGATGGGCGCGCCTCAAGATGAGTCTCAAATCAGGAGCCGGTAAATGAGCGAATTCGACGATCTGATCGGAGTCCCATCCCCGCTGCCGCGCCGCAAGCAGTCCGAAAAGGCGATCCAGAACGAAATTCTGGTCGCCGTGTCGCAGCAGCCCGGCGCGCTCGTCTGGCGCAACAACACGGGCCAGGCGTGGCAGGGTCAGCGCCTGCGTCTCCCGGTCGGGCAGAAGTTCGAAATGCTGCCCGGCATGGTGGTGCTTGCAGAAGCGCGACCCGTTGATTTCGGCTGTCCGGGTTCACCTGACATCATCGGCTCCGTAAAAGGTCGAGCGGTAGGAATTGAGGTCAAGGCGGACGGTGGTTACCAATCTCGTTTACAAAAGAGATTTGAAGCGGCCTGGAGCGGGACAGGCGCATTGTATGGATGCGCCAAATCGGTCGCCGAGGCGTTAGGAATCATTGACAGATCACGCTAAAAGCATACATGTCACCCCTAACGTGAATACTCACCAGTTAGGAGTGATACTTTATGAGGGCCAGGAACGCAAAGCTGCCTCGCGGCAAAGCGAAAAAGACACCTGTCCATCAGGGCTTCGCTGAGCGGTTGACCGCGGCTGCAGACAACAACCCGAACTTCCCTCCAATGCACCAAGGACGCTACGTCTATCTTGTTGAACAAATGGAGAAGTATGATGTCTCCATCACGATGGAGACCGCTCGGAAATGGTTCAAGGGTGAAACGATCCCTACACAGGAGAAAATGGTCTATCTGACCCGGATTATGAATGTCGATTTGAACTGGCTTTCAATGGGTGAAGTGGCCGCGAGCGAGGCCGCTGCCCGACGTCATCTCAAGGACGAAGCAGACTCCACGGTGAATATCGTATACGACTTGCTACTCGCAGCTGGTGCGAGGGCTCGCTTCGCTGACGGCGATGATGCGAAGAAGCACGGTGTCGATCTCCATGTCGTGATCAAGGGGGCCAGTTATAAGTTCTGCGTCGTGACGGGTGAGTATGTCGATAAATCGTCGGCACGCTTCATGCAGCGCGAGGCCGGCGAAGACGTGATCACCCTCGGCGTCATTTCCGAGGATGACGATTTCCGGTTCAATATTTTCGATCTGTCACAAGCAACGATCGCAGCGGGAAGCGACGGTTGGAGCGCACCGATGGCGGTGTCTGATTTGGAAGAACGTCGCATTCGGTCGTTCGCACAGCGAATCTGA